CGGTAAGGTCAAAGATCAACGCAAGGGTTGCGAACGCCATTAAAACGCACCAGCAAATTTGAAACTCAGTTAGTTCTTCTGTTTTCATATTTCCTCCACAGTTATGCGGTACTGCTTGCCAAAACGGTCTTCTACCTCGATGGTCTTCTTAGTGGACTTGAAAGAACCATCCTCTGTCAAGTCATATTTTGGCTTGCTTACGCTTGAGAGTAGGCGCTCTTCGTCGTTGGCTTTGAGGTTTTTAGTGATCAATCCAGCAATGTAGTCACAGTAGGCAATGATGCCTTTGGTCTTGAAAGCTGGGTTGCTGAAGAAGGTTTGGACAATCTCGTCCATGGTTTGAAAGTGATTCATGTTGGTTCCTTTATGGATTTAAAAATGTGTTGTCTCTGACGGATTCATAAATACCTAACAATGCAATGTATTCCCCATAAGCTAGAACACGATCAAAGTCTGTTCTGTCCTTAATTTGGTTTGTCCCGTTGGTAGTAACAAATCCCCACATGGTTTCCATCTTGGAGATTTGGTTCTCCAATTCGTTGATTAGGTTTTCTTTGCTGAAGCGAATCATGTTGTGCTCCTGTTAATAATCTTCGCCAGCGCGGGCTGGTTGTGCACCCAAAAACTCAGGGTTATATGGCGCGTTTTGTTGCCATGTGATGGGTTGCTCTTGAGCAATTTGTTCGTTGGTAGCGTCAATGGCTAGGCGGATACGGTCAAGGCGTTCCCAGTCGCCTTCCGCAAAGCAGAGTTTTTCCTCAATTTGTAACGCCATCAAATGTTGTTGGAATTTGTAAAGTTTGCTCATACCGTTCCCCTTATGCTGTTGGAGAGACTTTGATCACGGCGCTAGATGCACCACGGAATTGCTCAGCTTGCTCGGCAGTGATGCCAAAGTGCGCGCACAGAGCGTCGAGGTCGATAGAACCTTTGCGGTTCTCGATAGTGACGCGAACACCGTACTTCTCGCCACGATGCTTGCCTTCGCCAAAGGTGTTAGAAATACCGTCCTTGAGCACTTTGCACTGTGCAGTAAGGTCTTTGACCTGACGATCCAACACAGCAAGTGTGTCGATGTCGTTGGTGATGGACTCGACTGTTGCGAGAGCTTGGATAGTTGCTTGTACATCTGTCATATATTTCCTTTAGGTTATCGTTCCCGCAAATTGGTGCGGTAAAGAAATTATAAGAGAAAATTTAAACATTCAACACTGTCAACAATTATTTTTCTAAGGAAAACCCTAATACGCCACCATCATTTAAATACATCTGTTTTCATTTCTCTGCCATGATGTAATCAATGACGTTTTCCACCGTCTTGTTGAGGGCATCGATCTCATCCATCTTGGCAATAGCCCATGCGCGCTTTTCACCGTGCCAACCCATCTTGCTTCCCTGATGGCAGGACTTGCACAGAGCTACCACTGTGTACTGCCTGTGTTGTTTGACGTGATGCGCATCGCTTGGGGCAGACGCTCCACATACAGAGCAGGGCAGGAGCTTGACTAGCCCTACGTAGGATCGCTCCTTTGCTGTGAGTGTGTTGTTCACAGAGTCGCTCCTTCAATCCGCCGATTGCTAGCCTCCTGAGAGCGCCATACGTTGATACGCTCCTGAGCGGCGATCATCATCCAGCGCGCCTCCTCTCGCATCCTTACAGCCTCTTTAAGAGCGCCTAGATGCGCCTTGTACTTCTCAGACCTGTAGGCTTCTCTCTCTTGAATAGCGGCGGTCTTGTGACCTATGTCCTCCGCCTCCTTCATGCACTCAGCCTTGATGGTCTTGCGCATCTCCTCCATATAGACCTTGTTGCTTTCAGCTTCTGCATACTCCTTGGAGTTGTCGATCAAGAAGTCGACCGCGGTTTGTGGATCGTAATCTCTCATATCGCCTCCACTCGTCCGTCACGGTAAAACAGCGTGTCACCGCGCCTGCTTGGGCATTTGAAGTGGTCGTCACCAGAGGTGCGTACTGATGGTTTCAATGTGTCTATACCGTCATAAGTACCAACTGGCACAAATTTAGCTGAGTTAGGTAATTTAATTTTAATAATTCCAAGGTACAAAAGCAAGTCTTTGCCTGCTTCTGTAATTTTGTAATGCGACTGGTCACGGTGTACGTACCCACCGTTGGTCAAGGGCATGATGATGTGCTCGTTAAAGCGAGGCATAGATGAAGTGAAGTCAATCTTTTTCTTTAGCTCTGATTCAGTCATCGGGACAAATCCCAAAACATTTAATGCCTGATGGATCTTTGAGTTCTTTACAAATTTTGACGGGTTCATTTGGTCTCCTGAATTTCTACAAGTAATTTTGCAGTTGCTTTGGTTCCAGCTACACGACGGATTTCGATAGGCTGGAAGAGTTTGTCGTTCACCATTAAGGCGTCTGACAAGCCGTCTAACGCGGCTTTGGATGCGGCGAGGCAGTTGTCTGCATCCCGCATTCTTTTGTCTGGCATGATGTAAGTGAGCTTGAGGTGTATCTCCCCTCCATCGTGCTTCCATCCCTTAAGTTGGCTTTTGGCTAACCAAGTAGATGACTCTCGGTAATCGGATTTAATTTGGTACAGCGTCCCCCAGTGCTTGCCTGCCGCCCTGTTGGGGAAGAGTTGCATCGGTGGGAAGTCAAGTTGTATTTTCATTCTCTGCTTTCAATTCATTAATTCGTTTTCTTACGTCAGCGCCTAATTTAATCCACATCCTTGACTTGTCCTTCTCCATCTCCATGACCATGTGCCTTGCGTGATCGATTGATCCCTTGTGCATAGCCATTTGTGCGTAGTGCTCAATGATCTTTTTGTATCGCTCTTCAAGGCTCATGCGGACACCAGTTTCATTCCAAAGTTGTTTACTTCATTCGGTACGTAAATGCCTTCAACTTTTTGTAGTTTGTTTTTCTTGAATGCGCGGTAGTCAACATGATGATGCCATCGATTGAATCGCCAAACAACTTTGGCTACGTCTGGATGCAAGTCTTCAATCATTTGCGACTTTGGAAGCGTTCCTTCTTTGGCATAGAACTCGTCGGTGTTTCCGCCCTTCATCTTCTGGGTGGTTGACTTCTCTTGCAAGAATGCGTTGAACTGCACAGTGCAGAGGCCAGCCTTGAGCACGCGCAGAGATAGGTCTGTGTCCTCGTTGTAGCGTCCACGCCAGCGCATGGGCAGGCTGTTATCAATGAGTAAACAGGAGTAGATGCGGGTGTTAAGCACAAAGGGAGGGATTTGCTCCTTGGCTTTGGCAAAGAAGTCGTAGTTAAAGCCTGCAATCGCGCAGTTGGTGTAGCGGTCGGCAAAGTCCTCAGCGACGCGGAAGATAGTGCCAGAAGTGACTTTGCACATGAGGTTGCGGTTGAGGCGGTTGAAGCTAGCGATGTTGTCGTCCATGACCCAGTGTCTAGCATGGGACAAGCTCACTGCGTGATCCCAGCAGAAGTTACGAGCCGCCCCGGGGCCTCTTCCCTTGTTGTCGCCTAGCTCGTCGCAGGTCTCATACTCCTTCAAGTATTTGGCAGGCAACACCAGCACCTTATCCGCTCCAACTGCCTGCGTGTATAGCTCGCGCTCGTGCTCCTCCACCACGATGTAGTAGGGCACGCTTATCTTGTCCAGCGCCTTGCTTGTCAGACGTGACTCCCACCGCCCTTTGGACACGATATAGATTGGATACTTAGGGTTCATCGACGTACTTGTAAATTGATGCTCTGCGTGGCTCCGCGTAGGGGAACCAAAGTGTTTTTTGTTTCTCAGTAATGCGCTGAGCCATGAGCTTCTCAAATTCAGCCACATCCTCAGCATTCCTGAAACGCACATTGATCACGCGGTAAGGGGTTAGGTCTTCCTGCACATACTCAGGCATGTTTTTCCATTCCTCGCGGAACGACTCCTCCAAGTCTTCAAACAATTCTTTGGTCATCTTAAAACTCCGAATAGAACTTCATCGGTGAGTCAGTTTCGTTTCCAAGGTACTGATTCGAGTCATTGTTAAACCATAAGGCGATGCTTGGTTCATGGTCGCCGTTGCGTTGCTTCCTGCATAGCAGGCGTGCGTCTGGTTCTGTTTGGTGGTTGCTGTGCGCGCCTTTGATCTTCATGTCATCTTCTTTGCGCTTGTTTCTCCACACCATCATCACGTTGTCCACTTGGTCAGTAATAGAGCCTGAGCCTTTGTTGTCGTGCTTGTCAGGGACTTCGTTCTCGTCCTTGGGTTTGCGCAGGTGATGGACTAAGTGGATATGAACTCCGTAGTCACGCGCTATCGCTGTAATGGTGTCCACAAAATACTTCTGACCGTTGTAATCGTCTTCACCCTTGACGCACTTCATCAGCGAGTCAATGAAAACATGTTGGATGCCTAGCTCGCTCGCGCAATACTTGACCATGCCAAGGACGGTCTCTGTGTCAGCGCTACCTTGCTGGTCGTAGAACCACATCCACTTCTCAATCCAACTGCCAAACTCGTCGTACAGGTCAAACAAAGTCTTGCGTCCTCCATCGCCCTCGAATGCTTCATGGTATGGATTCATGCCGATGTACTGGCGAACCATGCGCTTTAGGGTGGTGGCTGGCTTCATTTCAAAGCTAGCGATGCAAACCTTCTGGTCTTGACCGATGAGAGCTAGCGCAATCTGGCTTGTCATCATGGACTTGCCGTGACCGTTCTGTCCTGACCAAAGCGTGACCTCGCCTGCGCGAAAGTCAAACAATGGGTGAGTCTTGACCCATGGCAGATAAACCTTCTTTTTGGCAGGCGCTTCGGTCAAATCGTCCTTGATCTCCTCGATCCACTCCTTAGCTGGGCGGACTTTTGACTGCGCTTCAGTCATCGCCAAGTAGGCGGAAAAGTCAATGTCATCAGGAACGTAGTTAATAATTTGGTGCATACCATTCATCCTCAATAATTTTGTCGAAGTTAGTCCGTCTGTCGTAGAAGCGGAACCAGTTGCGTTTAGGGGACTCAGACCAGCCAGATGCCACGATCTCTACGCCAGCACGCTTAGATGCTTCAAAAAAGCCCTTGGCGCGCTCCAAAGTGCGTGCCTCTATGTTGACCCTCAGACCAACAAGAAAACGCAAATCAGCGCGTTCTGGGCGGTCGTCGTAGATAGAAACCTCTGGGGAGTCAGTTGGTTCGCGCCACTTAGTCGACAGTGGACGGTCAACCAAGAAGACGAGTTCAGGCTTGAGACCTTGTAGTCTCATCTCGATTAGCTCTTTGTGACCACGCATCAGATGTCTCCAGCAAACGGGCTTACAGCCACATCCTCTTGCGTTTCATCTTCCCAGCATCGCTGGTTTAACCAAGTAGCAGGGTTCTTGACAAATCCCTCCTTGACCTTCTTGGATAACTTGTACTTGCCAACAGCGATTGTTATCAATCCTCTCAGTCTGGCATCAGGTTTGATCTTCTTCCAAGATTTGTAGGCTTCACCCTTGCCTGTCTTCTGTGGATAAAAATCCCAAAACTCTTCAAACTCTTGTGTATATAACTGGTTATTGGTTTTGGTTATTGGTTCTTGGTTGGCTTTCGAGTGGGTTGCCTCTGGGATGCCACTGGCTACCGACTGGGAACCCACTGGGTTTACATCCGCATGTTTATTGGCTTTGGGGCGTCCACCAAGTTTGCCGTTCCTGCGGTTTTTCTCTGCCATTTCGTGATAGTCGGCAATCACTTGATCACACTTAAGGTGCTTCCATCCCTTTTCTGTCTCAACAAAGTAGTCTTTTAAAACCGAGGTTAAGGTGTCGGTTCCCACTCGCAACCGTCTGGCAACCCAATGGGTTTCCAGTGGGATGTATTGCTCAGTGTCGTAATACATTTCCAGCAGGCGACGGTATGCCAAGTCCTCTTCGTTGGACAAATGCATCGTGGCTGACTTGTAGTCACCGATGTGATGAGGGTAGTAATGCATGAAGTTTTACCTTTTTCCAGCACCTTTGAAGGAAGTTTCGGCAGGGGAAGGTGTAACCCTCTTCGGGCTGGGGAGCTACCCCAGTCCTAGCCGTCTTCCAAACCATGTTACACCAAAAACAGATCACCTCGCAACTCTTCTTTGGTGACCAATCCTTGTGTAGCTTTTTCAATCTTCAGTGCTAGCTTTGGAGAAGCCTGCACCTTCCCGTAAATCAACTGAGACATCCAGACTTGGGTGATCCCAAGATACTCTGCCATCTCCTTGCGTGACCCATGGGGTTCTGTTTTGAAATACTCTTCTAGCGTCATCTTGGCATTGTACATAAATAAATTATTTAAGAATACCCCTGTAAATTACTCCAGATTTAAATATTTTATTAAATTGTGGTCTAATTCTTTTGCGTCGATACGACGATCTTCAAAGGAAAGTAATGACAATAAATTCAGTTCAACAGCCTGATCAGCCTACAACGATCACCCCCAAAGGCGCTACGCCAATAAGCACCAGCACAGGTGTTTTGATAGGCGTCTACTACAACCCTAGCCAACAACAAGACGTTACCGCAGAAGAAGAATTCTGGCGAGCGGTATTGCTTGACAACCCCAAAGTATACGTACTTAGCCGATTTGATTTAATCGTTGGCGCTGTACTTCTTGTTGGTGTTATTTGTTTGTTTGCATCCATCTTCACCATTACTTGGACGTATTCGTCATGACACCATTAAAAGCAATCTGGTTCTCAGGTGGCAAAGGAACCATCGGCATTGTCCGAGCCGAGTCAGATCAAGGAGAGATCGGTTACTACATAGGTACTGGAGACGGTATGCATGAAGTGATTGATGTCAACAACATAGCCGCCCTTGGGGCGAGGTTTCCAGACAACGCTGGAGATTTATTGTTCAACATAAAAAAGGGTAAAAAATGAAAATGAAAGATAGCACCGAACACGAAGAGTGGAAGAGAGACAAAAAAGAACAAGAGGAATATGAACTTTGGAGGATAGAGCAAGACATTAAACAGATACCAACCCATTTACAACAATCTTTTAAACAAATTTTTGGAGAGAAAAATGAGCTTTTACGTTGAAGATACAGGAACAACATTTGCACCAGTTCCAGCAGGTCTACACCTAGCACGTTGCTACCGAGTCATTGACTTAGGTACGCAGGAAACTAACTACGAAGGTAAGCGCGACTTCAAGCGCCAGCTAAAAATTGTCTGGGAAGTTCATGGCAATGATGACGACGGTAACGCCATCGTGACTGGCAAAGGCGAGCCAATGATCGTTACCAAAGACTACAACATGACTTGGAACGACAAGGGAACCCTACGCAAAGACCTGCAAGCATGGCGCGGTAAAGCCTTCACAGAGGAAGAGCAAAAGCGCTTTGACATCAAATCCATCCTAGACAAGTGGTGCATGTTAAACATTGCTCACAAGCCTAAGAAGACAGGTTCTGGTGTCTACGCTAACGTGGTTGGAATTACCCCAGTTGTAGCCGCTTTAAAGAACTCCTTGCCCAAGGGACACAACCAGTGTGGAATCTTCATGCTTGGTGAACCTGACATGGAAATGTTTGAGACTTTTGGCAAGTACCTCAAGGAAACTATTCAGAAGGCTCCAGAGTGGAAAGCAGTTCAAGATCGTCCGAAGCATGAGCCTGCTGGCGCTTTTGACGACATGGAAGATGATCGCCCATTCTGATTATGGAAGCACATCTTGACATTATCTTGAAGTGCTTGCGCAACCATGGTGCGCTTGGCAAAGATGGGATTTCTAGGGCTACTGGTTTAGATGTAAATCAGTGCTCTAGAGCGCTTCCTATTTTGCAACGTCAGGGCTTGGTTGAATTAACAGGTAAAACTGTTATGTCTGACTCTAAGCGCCCTGAACGTGAGTGGAGGGCTGTGACATGAGTCAGTTAGACATGTTTAATGAGCCTCCTAAACCACGCAGGCACTACGGCTCAATTCCATTAGCAAGAAACACTGACCCTGAGACAAGCAGACAAGCTTACAAATATCTTGACACCAACAAGATTGAGAAAGAAGTTTGCTGGGCAATTGCACAGTTCCCAGAAGGGTGCATTTATGACGATGTGGTGGCTCTCTTGCCCCATCGCCGTGTACACAGCATTCAACCTAGATTTGCGCCTTTGTTGCGTAAGAGGTTTATTGTTTTGACTGGAGAGTCACGTTTTGGTCGCGCTGGACGTAAACAGCGAGTTTTTAAAATCAACAAGGAAAGATTATGAAATATGTCGTGGCAATTGGGCTTTTAGCCCTTGTGGGGTGTAACACCACCTCAAACTTCCCAAGCCCTCCTCAGCAGTCCCTCATTGTGGACAGAGAGGTTCAGGGTATGAGCAGGAATGAAGTCATCATGGCTATACAGGAATGCGAAGCAGGCGGTTTACGTGCAGTCGTAATGACCACCAAACGCAAGATCAATGGGTACTCCTCAGACATTGTGTTTGATGTGACCTGCGCCCCTAAATTCAAAGTCTTTTAAGGAAACCATATGACTATTGTAGTAAGGGCGTCTGAGTCCCAGCACTGGTACACCAGAGCAGGTAGTCCGCAATACACCGTCACCGCAAAGAACGGTAACCAGCGCAACACCACCCTCGCTGATGCACGCAAGATGGATTTGGTTCCCTCGGTGACCACCATTATGAGTTGCGCCGCTAAGCCCTCTCTAGAGGCTTGGAAGCTCAATCAAATGATGCTTGCCTGCATGACCCTCCCAAGGGTTGAAGACGAGCCTGAAGAGGCGTTTATTCAGCGAGTTGTCAAAGACTCCAAGGAACACGCCAAGATGGCGGCAGAGCGTGGCACAGCCGTCCACACCGCCCTCGAGTCATGGTACGAAGGGGTGATGCTCGCTGACCAAGCAGATTACCAGCTTGGGGTAGCGGAAGCTATCAAGGAGCACTTTGGAGAACCTGAGTGGAGCGTGGAGAAGTCTTTTGCTAACCAACTAGGTTTCGGAGGAAAGATTGACCTGCACAGCCTAGATGGAGAGGGGGTAGTAATTGACTTCAAGACGAAGGAGTTCACTGACCCTGATCAGGTTACAGGGTTTGAAGAGAATGTGATGCAACTCGCGGCGTATCGGGTAGGAATCCATATGCCAAATGCGAGGTGCGCAAACGTGTTTGTGTCTGTCACGAAGCCGGGTCTGGTCAAGATCATCGAGTGGCAACCAAATGAAATCGAACGTGGATGGGCTATGTTCGATGCTTTACGCCAATACTGGTATGCAAAAACGGGACTTTAAAAATGGTAAAACTTGAAATAGAAAAATGCGATGTTGCATTCATTTGTGAAGCAATAGAACAAAGAGCCTTATATCTGACTACAAATATTATGGGCGCTACGATGAGTTCAATAAAGGATCAAATAAATGAGTTAAACGATCTTGCTAGTTCAGACGAGGAGGAAGCTTCAACTCCCAAAAAACCTCATTGGACGCAAACCGCTAAGGGCAAAGCCATCTTAGCCAAACGCAAACGCAGAAAAGCCAAATGACTGACAGATTGACACCTCAAGAAGTAGCAGAAGCATTCCGCAAGTGCTACCTCAAAGAGAACTACAACTTCTTAGAAGAAGACTTGCAAGAGTTGGCTAGAGGGCTAATCAAGGCGGCGGAACCCAAGATCGCCTTTGAGGAAAAGGAGAAGTGCATCAAGTTTGTGCGCTCCCTCAACACTCAGGTAGCCCAAGCCTTACAAGACTTCAAAGGAGAAGTTTGATGCGCCCGTAAGGTGTGAGTGGGGCTGGGTATCCATACCGAAACCGCACCAATCAGAGCAAATAGCCTGACAGAAAACCTTCTATTTGTGATCTGGTCGACTGACCCCCGTAAGGGGTCATAAAAAAGACCCCCCCAGTTAAGGGAGGGTCGTCAAGCTCCTGTTTGTCGTGGCAACTGCTAGGAGCATTTGGGGGAGACACACCCAAATTTATGGCTGAGGCATTCCTAACATTGGGCGTTCCTCAGCCGATTTTTCTCTCATCTTGTCGAGCACCATGAGCGCCGCGGGAGATGCCATAGTCAATCCTGTTCCAACTGCTCTAGTCATAGGATGTGGAATCAAAGATAGGGCAGAACCCGCCGCTCCCGCCCCAGCTATACCAGCACCCACAGTATCACCTGCGTTGTAACGAGATAGTGCTTCTTGACCAAATCCAGCTATGCCAGCACCACCCAAAACCCCTCTTACTGGCGGAGAGTTGAGTAAAGCACCACCAATGTTGGTAGCTTTTTGTAGGGGGGACGTTTCAATTATTGGAGGCTTGTTGGTTCTAAAAGTAGGTGTACGCACCTCACCAGTTAAAGGATTGCGAATAGTCGCTCCCTTGCGGGTTCCTTGCTCTGCTTGATGAGCTTGCGCCATGGTGTCAGCACCACGTTGGTTGTACCCCATAGAAGCTGTCCACTTCTCGACTGGAGTCATTGCTTTGGCATTGGGGGAAGGGCCAAGGATGGCGGAACCAATCGAATAGGTTGTACCCAAACCAGCACCAATGCCACCACCAAGCTCCGCCGCTTGCAAGCTACGCATGTGATCAACTGATGCAGGCGTAATGTTGTCTGGTGGCTTAGGAGCCTCTTCCTTTGCAGGTGTAGGCGTGAACCCACCCAACTCGTTGATCTTGTTAACGTATTCCAAAGACTTTGCAGGAGGGCTATCAGCCTCTCCAAGCAAGAAGGGGTGGTCGTACCCTGCGTTGTATCCGATAGCCGCTAATTTGGGGCTTCCGTAGCGTTCTACGCCTTGTTTGAGATACCTCATCCCAGTCTCGATGTTGGTGTCTAGGTCTTGCAAACCTTTTGTATCAACACCAAGCATTTTTCCTGTGGGTGGCATGACTTGCATCACGCCAATTTCACCACTTGTACCGATAGCACTCATCCTGAGACCGCTCTCAACGTAAGCTAAGGTTACAGCTAGGCGAGGATCTACCCCATACTCCTTGGCTTTGGTAATAACCTTAAAAGCAATCTCTCGTTGCTGGGGGTCTAGCTTGTCAATGAACGCTAATTCGTCAGCCATACCAGTCCTTATTGGTTACCAAGTTCTTTTTTGAGGTCTTGTGCGGAAATCTTGCCAGCGGGTGTAGTCGTACCAGTTTTTGTAGTTGTGCCTTTTGAACTTGGGGACACAATGTTCATCAAGCGATTCTGATACGCATTGAATATCGTATCGAACCTTGGAGTATCTTCAAACTGGTCATAAGACAACTTGCTACGTTTGAGTTCTTTTGCGAGTTCAATGTCAAACTTAGCTTTCTCTTGCAAGAACTTGATCTTTTGCATGTAAGCGCCGTATGGATCATCTTGGCTAGGCGTTACGCGGTTAGCCATCATCTGTTCCATATTAGACACAGAAGTACCAGCGCCTAGACCTTTACGGCTTTCCATCTGCCACATAGCTTCGATTTGACCCAACTCAGCAAGCTTGTCGATCATCTCTTGTGGCGCGCCAGACTCAGTAATAATTTTCTTAACTGCTGGAATACCAATAGAGAAGTTACCAATCTTGAACGCTTCGTTGACCAAGTTACCCAAGGCAGAGGTCACATCACCCCTACTTAAGACACCAAGATATTCTTTAATTCTTGGATCAGCCAATATTTCATTAGCGCGAGTAAAGCCTGCCTGAGAGCCTCGAGCGCCTTTGGCGGCGTCTAATGCGGCGTTGGTGCGCTCAGCCTCAGAGGTAGCCATCTTGACGGCGCGCTCTTTGTTGGCGGCGGCTTCTGCTTCCAAGGAAGATTGCGTAGTGCGATCACCACCACTAACGACAGGTGCTCCACCAGCAGGCACAGCGTCACGGGAAATGGGCTTAGAGGTGGCGTCAACGATGCTCCAATACTTCTTGCCGTCACCAGCACGACGAGCTTCGTCGAGAGCCATGGCGTCTTCTTCAGGCATTTTGATGATCCCGACCCCGGGGACGATGCGCTCCACCATCGGTTTGCCACCAAATGGCGTGTACTTGGGGCCACCCTGTGCAGTGACATCGACATAGCCCCCGGGTTGCACCTTGAATCCCTCGTTCTTCAGCTTCAAGAACTCCATCGCTGACTTACCCAACTCCGTGTCATAGCGACCAATCAGGAACGCCTTCTCTGCTGTCATGTCCAAGAACCCTGAAGGAAACTGTTGACCATTGACAGAAATGGTTTTTGATTGATCACCAGCGGGCGCGCCAGCTTGAACGCCAGCTTGAGCAGGTGCACCAGTAGTGGTTGGCTTACCTGTACCAAACGCAATACCAAGCGCTTTGTTTTTAAGGTCTTGTTGGCGTTCAGCTTGAGCTAGTTGCAAACGGATCTGTGCGTTGTCTAGATTTTCTTTTTCTTCTTGTTGCTGGACTTTTAAGACGTTACCAGCCGCTTGCCCTACTCCCTCACCAAATGATCCTGTAGCAGTAGGTGCTAGCATTCCTTGAGAGATAGCCAAGAGGGTTGGGTTGTATCCACGAGTTTGACGTGCATCTAACGCCGCCTTAATCTTTGCTAAAGCGTTTTTGTATTCCAGTTCCGAATCGGTCTGGTCGGTAAGATTCAAAGAACTTCCCTCAAGAGGGCCAACCCCAGAGGGTTTCAAAGAACCCGCGGCTAATGCTGTTAGTGCGCTTCCTCCCATTATTATTCTCCTTCGCCTATTGCCGTACCGCCACCAATTAACTGACCATTTGCATCGTAATATGATTTATTATTTGCATTTGATCCAATTAATGAATTAACGCCTTCAGTGGTTGTTCCGCTCATTCCAGTTTGATCAGAACTAAAAATATTACCAACATCGCCCCAGCTAGAGGTTGGGATTTTGTTTAATATGGTGGAGAGCCAGCCGGGCGTCGTAGTGCCAGCCGCATTTGTCGATGTGCTTAATCCACTACCAATCAACGCCCCTAGACCTGTAATCTGAGACAACGGAGAAGCGCTGTATACCCCAGCCATTGGGCCTCTGTACGTCTCGGTAACCGATGTAGGAACCTGATACCCGCGCATGAGAGCGGCGGCGTTGGTAGCGTTCTTCAATGGCGCATCAATTTTCGCTTGGTTAAATGATTGTTGCTCAGCACCTGCTTTGGTCATTGCACCTGCACCTGTAAGACCTAGCTCTTGCTCTTTTCCAGCCAAGTTTCCTTGAGTCTGAGCAACTTGATTTTGCAGTTGCGCCTCAGCGAGAGCGGCGTCCAGAGCGGATTTATAACCAGAACTTAAAGCACCATACTGTTGACCAGTAAGGTTGGATTGCCAGTCAGCGGCAGTCTGACCCAATGCGTTCGCATAGCGTTGGCTTCCCAAACCACCAGTACCAACAAACCCAGCCTTCAGTTGAGGCATTAAGTTTCGTTGGATGTTTTGATTTTGCAAGCGAGCCATCTCATCTACCACGTTGGTGGTATACGGATTCATAAACCTGTTAATGTCTTGAGAGCTTACGCCAGACGCATTAGCCGCCGTTTGCTCGGCAGTAGTAAGTTGAGGTTTGTATGCATCAGCGGCGGTAGGAATTGCTCCATACCCTTTTGTTTGCAAGTCAGTCAGTGGAGCTACAAGTTGATCAGCAGGGCGGTTAAGCGCTGTTGCACCTGCACCAGCAATTCCAGACAAATAGTCTGTAAAAAACTGTGGTGCTGTTGTTGCAGACGTCTTTGTGGTGTTAACGTCTGGTGCTACTTTACCTTGGAAAATATCAGCCATTTTTAGCTCCTAGCCTTTGTGCGCTTAGTTTTGAGGAAGTCAAGAGGTGACTTAATCTCTGGTGGCAAATCTTGTGGTTTTGCCGATCTGACATGCGAACGGATGCCATGCATCATGTCATAGAGTTTATCTGAACCTGCCTTAGTTGACCCGTTTCCGATTGCGGCTACAACGTCCGCAGGAAAAACAAATTCACCGTCTGCCAACATAGCTGGAATATCGTCTGATTGACCATCCCCTGCACCTGTTACAGCGTCTCCAGAGCGGAAGTCAACCCGCATTTTTCCACTATGGGGGATGACGTTGGCAGACAGACCTCCAGTAGCGTATTGTCCGTAGCGAGTACCAGTCATGCCACCCGCCGCCATCAAAGGAGTTGACATCAGCCCTCCTTCTTTGGCGTACATACCTGTGTCAGTTGACAACCCAAGGATGTCGTCAATGGACTGGTTTTGCCCATAGTTGTAAAAAGGATCATTCATATTTTGCTGGCTTTCAGGTTGCTGGACTGATTGAGTTACTGGTTGTTCTGGTAATTTGTACGGATTTTCGTCTGCAAATGGCTGTGTTTGCAAGCGATAGAAAGCTTCAAGAGGATCTTTGAAGGTGTCTTGAGTTGCTTTAGATGTCAAGAATGTGGGTGCGAGTGCCGCCGCGGCAGTAAGCGCACCTGCTCCAGCAGACGAGAGTTGATCTCCAATACCACCCAATGTAGGAGCAGATCTTCCTAAGTTGGCTTTTTGAGTTGCAATTCTGTCAGCTTCCAGCTTGTCAGCGGCGGCTTTAGCGTCTGCCGCCGCCTTTGCGTCCGATGCGGCTTTAGCATCTGCAATGGCTTTAGCATCTGCCTCTGCTTTAGCTTTAGCCTCTGCATCAGCCTTAGCTTGAGCTTCCGCTTGTGCTCTTGCTTGCGCTTCCAAGGCGGCTTTAACCGCGGCTTCTTGTGCGGCTTTTTGCTCTGTGGCTACTTGCGCATCATGCGCCGCTTTTGCTTCAGCCGCTTGTTGAGCCGCTAACGCCTCAGCCTGTGCTTTGGCCTGAGCTTCTGCCTGAGCTTTTGCTTGCGCTTCTGCTGTAGCTTTATCAATTTCCGCTTGTCTTTCTTTAGCCGCTTGGGCTTCAGCGGCTACTTGTGCATCGTGTGCCGCTTGAGCATCCGAAGCGGCTTTAGCGGCGTCGGCATCTCGAGCCAATTTAGCATCAGCGGTGGCTTTATCTATTGCGGCTTGACGCTCTGCGGTGGCTTTGGCCTCTGCCGCTACTTGAGCATCGTGAGCGGCTTGCGCATCAGCAAGGGCTTTAGCGTCAGCAATTGCTTTTGCTTGGGAAGCGGCTTGCGCATCTGCAAGAGCCTTTGCGTCAGAGGCGGCTTTATTGTCGGCGGCGGCTTTTGCTTCAACAATTTGTTGCGCGGCTATTTGATCTGAACGAGCTTTGGCTTCAGCAATTGCTTTTGCATCAGCCTCTGCTTTAGCTTGTGCTTCAGCTTGAGCTTTAACTTTAGCCTGCTCTTGAGCTTGCAATCTATCTTGTTCGGCTTGTTTTGCAATTTCTTCTTGTCTTAACGCTTCTTCCCTAGCGGCTTGAGCCGCCGCTTCTGCTCGAGCTTGGTCTTGAGCTTGTTTAGCAAGACGTGCAGACTCCGCTAGGTCAGCTTGTTTTTTAGCTTCTGCAAGCGCGGCTTCTTTGGCGGCTTGTGCATCACGTTGTATTTGTGCTTGTCGTTGAGCTTCTGCCTGCGCGTCTGCTTGCGCCTTAGCTTGGGCATCTGCTTGTGCCTTTGCTTGCGCCTCCGCTTGGGCTTTTGCTTGTGCATCTGCTTGTGCATCTGCTTGGGCTTTAGCTTGCGCTTCTGCCTGAGCACGAGCTTGTGCATCCGCTTGTGCTTGAGCTTGAGCTTGAGCTTCAGCCTGTGCTTGTGCTTGTGCTTGTGCTTGTGCTTGTGCTTGTGCTTTAGCATCTGCGTCTGCCTTGGCTTGAGCATCTGCCTTGGCTTGTGCTTCAGAAGCTAGACGAGCATCCTCCGCGGCTTTTTGGGCGTCAGCCTGCGCTTTGGCTTGCGATTCTGCTAGTTGACGTGCAATCTCTGCTTGTCTTGCGGATTCTTGACGAGCGGCTTGTGCGGCGGTTTCCGCCTTGGCTTGGTCTTGCACTTCTTTGGCAAGTCTGGCAGATTCAGCTAAGTCTGATTGGCGTTTTGCCTCAACGTCCGCGGCTTGCTTTGCCGCCAATGCATCTGCTTGTGCTTTAGCCTGTCTATCAGCCTCTTCTTGCGCTAATCTAGCCTGTTCTTGAGCTTGTTTGGTCGCCTCTTCCCGAGCGGTTTGCTCTTGCGCTAAACGATCTGCCTCCGCCTTAGCCTGCGCATCCGCTTGCGCTTTAGCCTGTGCATCAGCTTGTGCTTTAGCTTGGGCATCCGCCTGTGTTTTAGCATCAGTCTCTGCCTGAGTCTTGGCTTGTAACTCAGCTTGCGCTAAACGCTCTACTTCTGCCTCAATCTGAGCGTCTTTTTGAGTGTCAACAGTATTAGTAGGAAGTAATTGTGTAGTAGTATCAGTAGGCGCATTTGTTTCTGTGCCAATTGATGTACCGCCAGTGGTTCCACCTAAACCCGTACTAGTGTCAGAAGTTGGTTCTGTTTTATCTGGCTTAGCTAATGAAGTAAACGAATAACCACCGCTACCCATCATCCAATAGCCATTGTTGGCCGCATCAACCCAAACGCCACGGTCTGGGTTCCATACAGCACCACGATCTGGCGGGAATACTTTGCTTACAGTGCCATTAGTCAAACCAGTGTTTGGCAATGTGGAATCACTAGATGCAACTTGAGTCCCAGTGTAATCAGACGCTACGTTTTCTGCTGTCTTGTAACCAGCCGTAACATCTTTAACCTCTTCTTGTGCTTGCTGTAACGGCGTTTTAGGTTCTTCAGTTTTTGCTTTGGCTTGTGCATCCGCCTGTGTTTTAGCGTCTGCTTGAGCCTTTGTTTCTGCTTCGGCTTGAGCTTTTGCTTGCTCTTGTGCCTGTTGATCAGCAAGTGCTTTAGCGTCAGCTAATGATTTTTCATGCGCCGCTTGCTCATCAGCCAAACGCTTGGCTTCTGCTTGAGCGGCTACTCTTGCATCCTCAGCTTCTTTGGCGGCGGTTGCTTGGCGAGCAGATTCTTCCCTAGCCGCCTGCGCCGCCGTTTCCGCCTTCACTTGATCCTCTGTTTCTTTGGCGAGACGAGCGGCTTCGGCAAGTTCAGTTTGACGTTTCGCTTCTGCATCAGCCGAGGCTTTTGCGGCGTCAGCATCCGCTTTTGCTTTTGCTTGTCTGTCAGCTTCGTCCTGAGCTACTTTGGCATCCTCTGCCGTCTTCTTAGCCAACGCGCTAGCATCATCCACCGCTTTTTGTGCCGCTACTCTGTCCGCTTCTTGCGCTTTAAGAAATTCTTGATCTTTGTTGTATTGCGCTACATTTCCGCCATATAAACTGTATAACTTGTAATCAGGGAAACCTGTTTTTTGTGCAATTGCTTGTTGAGCTAATTGTTGATCGCTTTTATAAGCGTTGATGTCTCCGTTGTATTTATCAGATGTAAAAACATCTGGAAACCCAGCTTTTTGTGCCTCTTCATATTTTTTAGCATACTCAGCATTTTTTTGTTCTTCAGCTTGAGCATTTATATAACTGGCGTAATCAGGGTATCCATGCGCTTTAGCTTCTTCTAGTTGTGCATCGCCTGCAGATTGCCATAATAATCGACCTGCTTCTGCTTTATCCGCCGCCGCCTTGTCTGCCGCCGCTTTTTCATCTATTGCTTTTTGAGCTTCAGCTTTTTGTTGCTCTTCTAATTTTGCTTGCTCTGCTTTTTTTTGCTCTTCTAATTTTGTTTGTTGCTCTTTTATAAGAGCATTTTGCTCATCTGTTACTTGTTTTAATGCTGTTGGAGAAACTGATCCAGCCAAATCAGCAACATACTTTTGAACTTCATTTTGATATTTAGTTATATCATCTGAATTTAATTTGACTAAATTAGTGTTATTGTTATTAAGTTCCGAAATTTGAGTATTAATCTTTTCAAGAGGAACATTAAACAACTTCTCATATTGTTTTTCAAATGTTTTAACTTGTTCAAGATGATACGGAAGATTGTTATCAACCCATGATTGAGTAGTTCCTTGTTTTTGTTCAAGAATAGGTTGAAGATCATTTAACTTTGCAACAGCATCATTTGCTTTTGTATAAGCGTCATTGTTGCTTGGGTTAGCCTCAAACGCCGCCTTGTTTTCTTCATAAACTTTATAAGTATCAAGAAATTGTTGTCTAGTAGTGTTGTAATCGTTAGTAAGAGAAACTGCTGTGTTATATGCATTTTGTGCATATTGAATAGCCTGTCTGTAACCACTGTTACCATAATAGGTATTGGCTTGCGAAACTAAATCTTCAGCTTGTTTGGCAAGTGATTTACCAATCTCATTGTTTTTATTGATTTGATCTGAACGCCCTTCAATAGCCGCAGACAAAGAAGTGGTTACAACTGAATTTGCAATTGCCTGTGTAACATCTTTACCAGCCAAAATGGCTTGCGTAGCGCTTTGTACAGCACCAGTAATTAGTTTGTTGTCTACCTTGGTGTAACCTTGATCTGTTAACTGAGCATTGACGTAGCTAGTTACCGCTCCAGTAACGCCAGCTTTAAGCACATCATCTAAACTTTTCCCTTGAAGCGCAGTGACAGCCGCTGATCCAGACGAGCTTATAACTATTTGTTTGATTAACGCTTCATTTGCGTATTGGGGGCCAAGTTGTTGGAGGGTTTGGCTTTCAATTGGTGAGTAAATGTCACCAGCCTCAATACCAATTTTTCCACCCGCATAAGCCGTAGCCGCCGCAAGCGCAATGTTCTCCATCTTCCCGCCGTTGGCGGCGGCAACCGCGGCGCTAGCAAGCGTAGCGGCGTAGGCTTCTGAGGCGATTGCTAGACCTGCTGGGCCGAGGATTGCAGTTAACGCTACCGTTTCAATAATTGGTAGCGGGTTACGAATAATGTTGTCTACAGCCGTATTTACACTACTAACAATCTTTTGAACGCCAGATGTAGTTTTGTCAAGAAGACTTTGACCTGAACTTTGTAGATTGTCTAATTCTTGGCCTGCATCAGACATTTACTGTTCCTCTGTACTGCGTTATGCCATTTTCATCAACGCCTAAGTTTTCTATTTTGATTGGATAACCAAATCTTTCAATCAGTTGTAATGTGGGTAAATTATCTGTTTTTCCAGACACATTTGTGTATCCAGCCACATGCATAGCTTTTGCAAATTCTCTAAAATTTCTAGCAAATTTGTTGGGCGGATCAGCGTTAAACATAGCAACTTCTGCTTTGTGCTCACCTTTGATAAAAATAATAAATAAAGAATTTCCAGAACGCATCATGCGCGCCGTGTTTGCTTGTATTAAATTTGCTACTTGCACATAAGCTTTTTTCCAATCATGTCCAAACCTTTTTAGTTCTGGGCATTTTTGGAATATTTCTTGCGGAGTCATTAAATTTTTATCCATACCACGTCTCTTATGCTGTATCAGGGTTAACAGCGTTTACTAACGCCGCCGCCCAATCTTGCCAGTTTTCAAAGGCATCGGTCATTGGTATTGCTTCATTGGCGAATACATCTATGGCACGAAGCCCATTTCCCCACAACTTCCAATTGTCCTCAGAAGTCGGAATCTCTAAGTTTTGCGCCGCGTATGCCTCAACCATAAGATAAGCCCACGATAAAAAATCATGGTATCTAGGGTCATATACAAGCGCAATTGTCATCCGTATGGTCTCGTATCGCCAATGTCAGCATCAAGAAGCACTCTACCAACTTGATAGTCACCACCAGCAATATTACTGACAAACTTTAGACGCAACTCGCGCCTTTGCTCACGCATGTCTATCTTTCCTGTGTCTGAATTAAATGGGTAAGGCCCTGTCGTGACATCTTCTGTTTGCGCAAAAGGTCTACCTGTAACGTACAGGTTCATCTCATTGGTTTGCAAGAAGTCAGGCTCCACACGCTCAAGACGTATCCACTTGTTGTTGCCCATCAGAGATGGCTGAGAAGGCCCACCCGAGACCCAGCCAAGGTCATTAGTCTCAAAGTAGCTCTCAATCGCTGTAAAGTCCGATCCACGGATTCTGTCAACACCAAATTCATGTTGCCATAGAGATACATAGTCCATCAGGTATGTAACTTCTATTTCAAACCCAGCACCACTTGGCAGGTCAGCAGACAAGAAGTCGCCTACTATGTAATCAAACCCGTGAGAATTAATTACACAGCTAGTTACTGCTCCGCCAGAAACAATAATTGTTGCTATCGCGCTATTGCCTGCTCCACCAGTAAGAGGCACAAAGTTGTATGTACCGTCGTCATAACCAGAACCTGCATTGGTAATGGTAAACAAGGAAACGCCACCTCCAGCGTTTACAGTCCATTCCGCATTGATTGGATAGTGAAAAACTTGGGAGAAAAATCCAGCAGAGCGACGCGCTCCTAAAGCTTCGCCTGTGTCATACCATGTGTTCTCACGAATGTTATAGATGATGGCATCTGTACATTCAGTTGCATTACCCCTTGGGTAGAACCACCAAATCTCTCCAAACCGCGGAACCTTGGTCGCATAGACTTTCTGTCTTTGAGCGTAGTTCAGGTTGTCAAAGAAGTAGTTCTGGTTCATGTTGTTAGGGATTTCCTTCACAACACCGTTATAGAGCAAGAAGCGGTCAACGCCACACCAGTAATAAATACCATCGTATTCAATTACAGATTGGCTAGACAGGATAGATGACTGGCTAGAAATAATGTCATAGCGCCAAAACTGAGGGGGTGTTCCCACACCACCGATGTAGGAGACGCGGATCAGGCTATCAAGGCTCCAAAACAGCCCAGAAGGCGCGTTAGAACCACCCCTGACGGGTAGCCCTTGGACAATCTTACTTGTCGCTACGTTGGTCTCATTAGCGTCCGCAGACACCCAGTCGTTTGTGTTACCTGCTGAGCAGTTCTTGATCAGACCGTTGTTGCCGTAAACAAATAAGTATGGATGCAAAGACACAACCCCACCAGAGACGGAAATGTTGTTGTTAAAAGTAACTGTGACCGTACCGTTAGCAGTTGCTGGGTTTGAGATAACTACGTTTACCGTAGAAACCGAGACCACAGTGGTATTGGCAGGAATACCAGTACCAGTCACCGTCTGACCTGCACCAATCAAGGGGTTGGACGCACCAAGAACAATCGTGGTGCTTGTAATTGCTGTAGTAGCAGAATCCGTAAACTTACCAATTTGTGAAAGTGAAGTTCCAGATAAAGAGCCACCTAACACTGGTGTATTAGTGGCGTTATCAATTTCGACAATGTCTTGGCTAGGATGAGCAACCAAGAGGTTACTGCCTGAACCACTGACATCGGTAAAGGTATCAAACTGCCACAAATTTAAATCACTTGGAGTAAATTCAGTAAGGGTGAAATCTACAATACCAGCGCCAATACCATTGTTGGTAATAGGAATGACCTGTAAGCCGTTGTTATATCCGCTATACAGATTGTTAAAACCGCTTTGAGGGATGAGATAAACGCCCCGAGAAGGGCCTGCCAATTGGTCAGTAATCAGTCTATACCCACCGATTTTGCGGGGACGACCGCGTTGGAAGCGTACCCAGCGACCGCTGTTGTAAAAGTCTTTGTCAAACACAGTGCCATCGCGTTGGACGCCCGGCTTCGTGTCGAGGGCAAACACCTTTGCTGTCATACAAATGTACCCCCAGAAATTCCACCTTCAAAGTTCCCTGTACCTGTTGCTGAGATATTCCCAATTACATGCTCTCCTGTAGCCGAGTATTCCACCAACTCATTGCCAAGCACTGAAATTCCCATCAACCCAACCGATGGTCTAAAAATTCCCGTTGTTGGATCAGCCACAAAACTAAGCGATGGATTAACCGAAGATCCATTGACCAAGCTAACTGAAGTACCGCCAGTAATCACCGTATTTGCGTTAAATAAGTTTGTTCCATCACAAACCAATGTTGCTTGCTGGTTGACTGGAACCGCTACTGTATTTCCATACGTAGTTGTAAAAGACAGAGTATATAAACCAGCAATTGTCTGGTTAGATACCACAAACAACAACGATGCAGGAGGCAACACAATCGTTACGTCACCAGTCAAAGTTCCAATGTATTCCTGAATGACGTTATTTGCTTCGTTAACCGTCAAAACATAAGTACCACTTGTTACTGGCTTGACTAATGTTGTAAAAATAAATTGGGTACTCTGTCCATATCCAATCGTTATGTATTCTGACCCTGTGCATATAACAATAGCCGACTCGACTGGAGCAAAAGGTTTTGTTAAACCTCCATCAATCGTCTCGCCTGTAGAGGCGGTCATTGTCAAATAACCACTACCAATGTTTTTAAATAAGAAAAACCAGTTGTCGCCAAGACTCGCCGCGGGCGGTAGGTTCAATATTCCAGCACCTGAAGACCAAATCAAAGTTTGAGCGCGATCAGTTGAAGCTACCGTATAACCATTAGAAAAACCACCTGTAGGATGGCTCTGGTTAAGGGTAGCGCCTTGGGCTAGCAGTCCGTAACCAGCTAAGACAGAAGCGTCTGGGTTTGATGTTCCAACACCAAAAGCAAAGATTCCCCATGTACCACCAACATTTGGGTTAGCGGTAACGTAGATGTACTTTGCTTCCCCAGCAAGGATGGTGACGATTGTTCCACCACTGTTGTCCAGTACCGTAAAAGTCTCACCGCCTACGTTTTGAATCAGCGCGTCAGTTCCAACCGATGTTTGGTTGGCTGGGGGCATGGTAAGAGTTCTACCGCTAGTTGGGGCGGTAACTTCCATGATGCGAGCGGCGTAGTTGTCGGTTGCGTTGCCGTTGATAGGCCACGACAGCGTGACATCAGTAGTCAGCGTAATGGCGCGAAAGCTTACGTCCGTTGGAAGTATGACGTCGCCAGTAAAAGGGGAAACGTAACTCATGAGTCAATCGCTACGGCTTGACGATCACCCACGCGAGACTGATCCTCTGCTTTGAGGGTTTGCATGATGAGGTCATATTGTTGTTGCCACATAGGCGTGCGCTCATCGTTCTTGAGGAATGGCATAGCCTGCAAGAGCGAGCCATATAGCAACGCTTGTGGGGCGTAAATGGTGAACCAGTTGGTCTGGTTGCTTGAGTCCAAGGGTTGAATGCGCTCGTAGTACAGCACTTCAAACGAGTAGTTTGAGGTTGGTGTAGGGGCAATCAACCAGTGGGTGTAGTCATAGTCTGCGTAGTATTTAGGAACATCCGTCATGGTGGCGTCAGGCCAATACTCGCGCAGGTACTCATATTTTCTCAACAAGACTGGATTTCTTATGCCACCAACTGTGACGTTCATCGAGACTGTTTTGTGCCAACGAGCAGGCTTCTCAATGATTGCCTCTGTGGCAACCATGTTGCTTTCGTTGACTGTTAAATTACCAAGAAATTTGATCTGGCTAGCAATAATTTGCTCTGCCAGCATGATAAAAGTTGGAATTTTTTGTAGGGTAGCTGTGTCGGTACGTTCCAGATAGGACTGGATGTTTTCAACCAAGCTGTCATAAGTCATTACCGCCGCCGTCGCCATAGAACCGCCTTTTTTGTTTCAAGATTGTTTTGACGCCGCTTTTTCCAAACAGCCATTGCCTGCATTTTAGCCTTCTGTCAAGATAAAAACAACGCCCTTTCGTCTTTGCGGCGGTTTTCCAGTCCCTTTAGGATCTTTCCACCCGCTTTGCAATACTTCAAGAGTTCCTCCGAAGCGCCTTCCATATCCCCGCGAAGAATCTTTTGACGCAGGGTTGAGCGCTGTAGTGTTCCCAAACCAACATTGAAGCTAAAAGATACAAGAGCATCGAACTGACCTCTGGTAAGTTGTACAGGGCAGAATAGAACCACACCTCGCTCAAACCTAGCCAAATCTGATTTAAGAATTGCATTGACTTCTTCCATGCTGAATGTGCGGTTGTCTGCGTCTTTGAGAGGGAACCCGTCTCTATCCTCTATCTTCATCTTGCCCTGCTCTGGATACAGAACATGCCCTACCCCAACCGTCCACAGCTTGGCTGGACAGCGGTAAGGCTTCTGACGCACCCCTTCATGGTGCTTGATCATCTCAATTGCTTTGTCAGAGATGTTCATTTCTTACCGAATGCTTGTGTACCAAACCAGAACGACACCACAGATGCCCAGATGATCTGTGTCTCGTTATCCCACAAAAGGTTTAGCGCCACATCAAACGGCACTTCCTTGTGATAGGCAAACCAGAACCCAAAGATCTCTACGAAGGCAAATAAGATAAACATGCCGTAGGTTATGGCAGGACGCACCATAGCGCGTGCATTAGTCACCCACTGGCTAGCCCCTTGACCGATAGCAATATCGTGAGCATATAGGGCTTGACGTTCTTGCATAGCGGTCTGGGTGTTAGTCACTTCAGCGTTGATTTGGATCTGTTCGGTCTGGATATGCTCAATGCGTTCCTGCGCTTCTAGCCCAGCTTTCTTTAAGGTCAACTCACGCTCAGTCTGCATTTGAGCCAAAGCAAGCTCATGCTGTTTGTCAGCGCGGTCTTGAAAAAAATCCATCAATTTGGGCAATCCCCCCATTAGGAAAGACAGTAAGGTTGAGAATAATGTCATCATTTTGATTCCTTTAGTTCACGTTTAAGTTTGCGCAATTCTTTGATCTCTTGCTTGAGTTGTGCTCGCATATATAGAGTTTCCACATATGCCATCGATGTAACTCCTACAACTATGCATATGGCTACCCCTATCAATATCCACCAGACAAGCTTCGTAGTTGCCACATTAGCCACCCAAAAAACATTGATATGAACATCACGGCAATCACCCCACTTATTAACTCAATGACTCGAATCTCGTCCTGTTCCTTGCGCCACCTAGCCAACCTAGACCTGCGAAGCGTCTCAGCCCTTGCCCACTCCTGTTCACGCTCAATCTTTCCATGCATCACTAAAAACCTGCTGTACAGATTCTTAAGCTGAGGAGGCGCGTACACCATTACCTCTCTGACATCCTGCATCAAATCTTCAAGCTGAAGCTCAATAAGCACCCTCTCGACCGCTTTTTTGCTGGTGTTTTGGGCTGGGTTGTAGCTAGTCTTTGATTCCTCTTCTAGAGCATGGTAGTGGTCGTTGATCTGTTGTTGTACGTCAAAGAGCGTTCCAAGCTGGAGTCCAATGTCGTTGAAGAGCTTAGTTTCCAACTCGTCGTAGGACTGTTGCTTGGCTTTGGCTTTCTTTTGCGCCACAGGCTTGGGGACATCGGCGGTGGGCTTGGTTGTGAAAAGACCGAAGAACCACTGGAAGACCCCCTTGATAGCCTTCGCGTCATCAATAACTTGCTCAGCAGTCTTTTTAGCGCCCTCGATCTCCAAGCGACCAGCGTGCAACATGTCGCACCCTGATTTGATGGCAGAGACGGCTGTTTGAGCGAGGAGGAGGAGGCTAAAAATGGATCCATATCTAGATGCCTAAAAGCTTCTTGACAAACTCGCCCGCGACGCCGGGGCCAAACAACACGGCCACAATCACCGCATAAAGAATGTATTCAATGCGTTGCATACGGTCTTGCCCACTCTCCAAACGATCAGAGATAACCCGATACCGCTCTGAGCATATGGCTTCGTGGACAGCAAAGTCTTTCTCTATGTCACTCATTTGATTCTGGCTCCTTGGGTGGTTCAGCGGCTACTTGAGCTATGCCCTGAACACGAATCTTGTTAAACAAGTCAATGACTTCATCCAATGGTCGCTTGCTCAATAAAGCAAGGATTTGGTCAACTTCTTTGACTGTTAGTTTAATTGTGATTTCTTTATTTTCCATTTTCGTCTCCTGTTAAAACATTAAGAAAAAGTTTCCAGTGGCTGTTGCACTAAAAGTAAACACAAAACCCAATGATCCACCATTGGTTGAGTTATTTATAGACCAAGTAGTCGTTGTTGGATAAGCGCGCACAAATGTTGGTACAACGTAGTTAACACCAGACAGAGATCCTGCGCCTGTATAAATCAACGTAGCAGGAGATAAGTAAGATGTTCCCGTGATGGTTAACAGGTTTCCAGAAGTTCCAGTGGCAGTCCATGCTCCTACTGTTTGAGTGGTAGTGCCTAAATCAATAGTATTTGCAACAGTTTTTATACTGGATATTTTTGCAAATGTGTTGTTACCCGTGATGGTAAGTGTTGAAATACCTGTTGCACCACCAATAGATAGTTCTGGATAAGAAAGACCGCCACCTGCAAATGTTTTGGCTGTGGTTGACGTATCATTAAGAGATATGTTTCCTGTGCCTTTATTTATTGTGGCATTTGTGGAAGTTGCCATATTCCACACAGTGCCTGTACCTAATAAAACAAGAGAACTAGAGCCAAAAGTAAGGGTTCTAGTACCGCTACCAGATGAAGAAAATGTAGACGTGAATAATGCAAAGTTATTTAAATTTAGTGTTCCATTAGTTAATGTTGTTGAGACAACTGCGTTTGTTGAAAACGAATCTTGCAAAGTAACAGAACCACTTGGACTGTTAATGATAATAGGTTGAGAAAAAAGTTTAGAGACACTTGTAATTGTTTGTGTAGTTCGTCCTGCAAATGTCATTGCTCCAGTGCCAGACAACGTAATCCCACTACCATTAATCCAATTACCATAAATAAATGGTGTAGCTGTACTTGTAGCTAACGTCATAGTATTTGACGTTCTCAATGACATATCTATTGTGCCAATGTTGTAGTTGGCGTTAATAGTTGTTGTTGAGCCAGACGCAGGGTATGTAGCCGCTGGGAAAATGGCGGTATCTTGTGCTAAAGGGAATCTATTTGCATTTGTTGCGCCACCCGACGTACTAGCCCAAGAACCTGTTCCAGTTGCACCCCAATTAGCAGAACCTGTTTGTGCAAAATAATGCGTTCTAGCGGAGGTAAATGTTATATTTCCACTATTACCGCCACAGTCACCTATACGAGTATTTACACCACCAACAGTCCACGTACCCGCACCCGTAATATCTTGAAAATCAACATCTGTTAAATCTATATTGGGAATAGTCAATGTGCGTGTAGTACCAAATACAGAGGATAAAATCATTATTCGATATGCCGAGGCAGTACCAGCAGTTACTGTTAGATAGTTAATTGTTTGGTCTGCGGCAAACGTTATTTTGCCGATTCCAATAGTAGTTCTACCAGTTATAGATACATTATTAAATGTATTTGCGCCTGTTATTGATGGTGTAGTAAGAGCCGTAGATGTAAAAGATACGTCAGAAAATGTTTGTCCGCCACCAGCAAATGTTGCACCTGCGCCAGAAAGATTAATTGTTGATGTCCCAGCATTTAATGTAGCATTAGTGCTGGATGTCATATTCCAAGGAATAGCGATTGAACTTAACGTAAGTGTAGAAGCATTTAAATTAATTGTTCTTGCATTTGCATTACTTGAAGAAAAAACTGAAGCAGTCACAGCATAATTTCCAGATGATGATGTACTAAACGTGCCATAAGTAATCGCAACCGTATTACCGCCAATATTTAACGCACTTCCAAGCGTCCAAGTAGAACCAATACCGTTCACAGCGACTGAACTTCCTAGTGTTACTCCATTGGTTATAAATGTATAACTAGAATTACCAACGCAGTTTATTGTGCCTGTGTAAGTATTAGTAATACCTGTAGCGGCAAACGATACGTTACCGTGGAATGCAATATTAACAAATCCAGCAAAAGTCACGTTACCAGATGCAGGGCCAGCCATCGTAAACGATGCACATCGAGCAATTGCTACACCAGCGTCAATTGTTGCTGTGTAAGCTGTAGCGTTAGATGCTGAGTTAAACGTGACTGTGTCCAAAGACATTGGAATAGACGCGCCAGATGCACCGCCTGAGGATGTAGACCACTTAGTTGTTGATGACCAGTTACCTGTACCGCCTACCCAATACAGAGTTCGTGCGGCAGGTGTTGCTGTAAAGAAGATTGGGCCAGTGTTACCAGCGGTGTTTGTGCTATTTGCACCTACGTAGAACTCGCCTACGCTTGTTGTTGACACGGCGCAATAACTAATTGACAAGTAATCGATGCCTGTGTTTGCAGGGCCAGTAATAAAAAGTGTATAAGCTGTAGCTACTGATGAGGGTTGAACAGTTACTACATTACCCGCCGTTCCTGTAACAGACCATTTCCCAATGGAGTAAATCTCAATTGAAAAAATTGTAATTGTGTGCGCTGTAGTTTTTGTAGACGCTAACTCCCCAAGAACAAAAGTCCCTCGTAAACTAAAGTTTGAAATGGCACTGCCACCAATTGTTATTTTGTTGTAATATTGACCAGAGGCGGCTACAAATCCACGAGGAGTTGTGGTGTTGTTAGAAAATACTATGTTTGATTGGCCCGTAAATATAGTGCTAGTAATAATACTTGTATCCCAAGAATAAAGTTGTGCGCCAGTAATAGTCCATGTACTATTCCCCATTTTTAGCACACAATTAGCCCCTGAAATGCTAAAAAGACTTGCCGTCACAGCAAAGTTTGCTGAATCAAAAGTTCCGCTAGTTATAGATATACCATTACCTGAAGTAAAAGCATCTGCAAGTTGTAAAACCGTATTAGGTGATGCTGGCGATACCACTAAACTTGAACCAAACGAAGCACCATTACAAGTAATTGTTTGTGTGCCAAATTTTACAAAAAGTAAATTTGCAGAACCTGATGTAGCTACTCCTGTACCAAGTTTGAAATTTCCATAGATAGATGTGTTTACTGAAAAACTTAATGTCATTGCACTTGTTCTTGTTGAAGCGTCAAGTGTTCCTATGTTCCATATAGTTTGAACTGATACTGTTGTAATAGATCCTGCGTTATCAAATACGGCAGTATCTTGAGGTAATGGAAAATTGTTAACAGCAGGCGTACCGCCAGATGCTGTACACCATGCTGTAGCAGAATAATTGTTTGTCCCCGCCAAGTTCCAGTAAACAGTCTTAGGCGCTGGAAATGTTATGCCTGAATTGTTTCCACAATCTCCTGCTCTAGTAGGTGCTGTACCTGCCGCTGTTCCTGCAATAGTTATATCGCGGAAATCAGTATCTGTAGCTGATAAGCTATTAACCGTTAACGTGATTTTTGTTCCAAGTACGCTTGACTGAACAAACCCGCGTTGTACGGCAGATCCGCCACCGCAAGTAAATGTTCCATTGATTGTTTGGTTTGCACTAAAAGTGCATGGCATATAACCAGCAGTTGCAGAAGCGGTAATTAATAAATTATTAAAAGTATTTGCACCAGTAATATTAATAAATGCAGAATTGTTTCCTGTAAATGACACATTGTAAAAAGTTACGCCTGCGCCATTAAAAGATTTTGAAGAAGAAGAAGCGCTAGAGATAGTTATTGTTGATGTTCCAGCAGTAAATGTTAAATTAGTTGATGTTGTAAAAACAAATGGTGTATTAGCTGTTAACGTAACTGCGCTTGAACCAAGGCTAATTGTTCTTACATTACTATTATCAGAAGATATTGCATCTGCTGTAACAGAAAAATTTGCAGTATTGAAAGTACCGTTGGTAACAGTCAGCGTATTTGCGCCAATATTAAACGCATCAGCAAGCTGAACAGTTCCACCGTATGTGTCTACAGCCATTTGGCAAGTAAATGCTATACCTGCGCTAGTGATGGTTTGTGTACTGCCACCAGATAATGTTTGAGTTTGAAATCCACTTAAAGTTGTGCCACTCCCGTTTTTCCAATTTCCATACCAAGTTGTTGCATTAGTAAAAGCTAATGTCATTGCACTTGTACGTGCAGACATATCTACAGATGAAATCCATAAAAATGCGCTATCTAATGTAATTGTTCCAGTTACGCTTCCTGCATTTGTAAAAGTAGCTGTATCTTGAGGTAATGGAAAATTATCAGTAGATGGCGTTCCTGTTGAAGTGGTTGCCCATGCGTTTGCTGACCAGTTTTGTGCGCCAGCCAAATTCCAATACACAATCTTGGGTGCATCAAAAGTAATGCCTGTGCAGTTACCACGGTTACCTATACGAGTACCACTGATAGGCGAGGCTGTGCCTATGACATAGATATCGCGGAAATCTGCATCTGTAAGACTTGCGGCGCTGTTACAAGTTAATGTCCATCCAATACCGTATGTAGAGGAAGCAAAAAACACACGTTGGTTACCTGCTGTGCCTGTTGTTGACAGGGTTCCGTTAATTGTTTGGTTTCCACTAAACGATACATACATCTGCCCCGTGGTAAAGGGGGCGGCGATAGATAGATTGTTAAAAGTGTTTGCACCGTCGTCTAATACAAAAAACCCAGAAGTAGTTTGGGTAACTGCTACGTTGTAGAAGGTTTTTCCTCCACCATAGAAATAAACAGTAGTGGATTTTGTGTTTAAGATATTTATCTGCGAAGTACCTGCATTAAAAGACAGGTTTGTAGACGTAAAGTTTACAGGATTCCCCCCTGTGGTGGACGAACCTAGGTTTATGGTTGAATTGCTAAGGTTGATTGCTCTAATCGACGCGCTATTAGAATTAAGCGATAGCGTAGTGATTGCAAACCCGCCTGAATTAAATGTTCCATTGTTTACTGCAATTGAATTGGTTAATCCTGTAGTTAGCGCCGATCCTAACGTCCATGCACCACCAACTCCACTAAAAGTTAGCGAACCATTGAGGGTAGTTCCGTTAGTTGTAACTGTTTTGCCTGTTGTTGTTGCATTAAACGTAATAGCGCCAGTAGAACTCCATACAGTACCAGCCAACAAAGACATTGACCCACTAATTGTTGGAGTACCAGTGCTACTAAACGTAACAGTGCCAGCAGAAACTGTAAAGTCAAGGCAAGTAAGTGCGCCTGTTAATGTGACCGTATAAGTTCCTGCTTGGTCAAAGAATACTGAGTCAGCGGCTGTAGGTACAGAAGCACCACTAGCTCCGCCAGATGAAGCAGACCAATTGGTTGTGCTTGATGTGTTCCAAGTACCCGCTCCACCCACCCAATATCTATTAGCCACTTACGGCTCCTTACGCTTTAACGTACCAAGAACTGTTTACTTCAATCAATACTGCTCCAGATGGAGGAGTTCCTTCAAGCAAGTTATATGTAGCACCAGCAATGGTAATTGTCTGCGCTGGTGGGGCAGGTGTTTCTTCAACGGTTTCAGATGGGGGAGCATTCACAATAGCCCACCAGTTGTCATAGCGTTGTTGCTTCATCGCCTCAATTTCAGCATCTGTGAATGTGTGATCTTCTGGTAAATGAAGCGCATCACGAAATACGCCATTTGGTGAGTCAAATTCAAATTCAATCTTAATCATTGTGTGCTCCTTAAGCTTGTGTTGTTACAGCTACTACGTCCCAGCGCGTATTGTTGGCGTTGTAAATACAACCCACATACGTTGTTTTGGTTGCTGTGGTCGCTACGGGTAATGTTACACCGATAACAGTGTAAGTTGCATTCCAAGTCAAAGTTCTAGTTGTTCCGTTATCTAACAATCTAAATATCAACTTGTCACCATCTACAGGCGTTCCTATTGGAGCATTGATGGTCAATGTAGCCGCCAACGCGGTAAATGCATACTCATCAAATGAGGCAAGGTCTGGAGTCACAGAAGACGCTGAAGCGGCGCTAGATACCCGTGGGTCAATTCGCTTGTTTGTCAAGGTCACCGCGCCAGCATTCGTCGTTACTGTGCCACTGGTAGGCAAAGTCAATGCCGTAGTTCCAGAAACTGTCAGCGTTGTGCCAAAGCTTCCTGAGATGGTTAAGGTACTAGCGGCATTGTTTGCCACGCCAGTGCCGCCATATGCCGCGCCTATTACCGAAGCATTCCACGTTCCAGAAGTGATGGTTCCAACACTTGCCAAACTAGACAATGTTGTAACAGCGGTGTTTACTAAAGTACCAGAAGTTGGCAATGTAACTGATGTAGTTCCACTTACTGTAAATGTAGTTCCAAAGTTTCCTGAGATGGTAATGGTGCTTGCCGCGTTATTTGCTACACCAGTGCCACCGTAGGCGGCTCCTATGACGCTTCCATTCCACGTTCCAGTTCCAATTGTGCCAATGCTAGTTAGGCTAGACAAAGTAGTCACAGCAGTGTTTACTAAAGTACCACTTGTTGGCAAAGTAACGCTAGTAAGAGCAGTTGTGGTCAGGGTGAGTCCAAACGCTCCAGCGGTCGTAAAAGCCCCTGCTGTAGAAACATTTCCAGCCAAAGTGATAGTGTTTGAGCCGTTATTTACGCCTGTACCGCCATAAGTAGCACCAATTAAGGTGCCATTCCATGTTCCTGAAGTAATTGTTCCTATACTTGCTAGGCTTGACAAAGTAGTAACAGCAGTATTTACAAGCGTTCCAGAAGTGGGCAAAGTAACACTAGTCAGGGCTGTAGTTGTTAAAGTAAGACCAAAAGCGCCTGATGTTGTGAAAGCACCAGCGGTAGAGATGTTGCCACTCAAAGTAATGGTGTTTGCACCATTATTTACACCAGTACCACCATATGTTCCACCAATAATTGAACCGTTCCAAGTGCCAGAGGTAATAGTGCCAATGCTTGCAAGGCTAGACAGCGTTGTTACAGCAGTGTTTACCAGCGTTCCAGAGGTTGGCAGGGTGACGCTGGTAAGAGCAGTTGTGGTCAAAGTCAGACCAAAAGCTCCAGCAGTTGTAAATGCTCCAGCAGTGGAAATGTTTCCACCTAAAGTAATTGTGTTAGAACCATTGTTTACACCTGTACCACCGTTTGTACCTATTAAAAGTCCAGCCAGAGTAATAGTTCCTGACCCAGTGATTGGGCCTCCTGAAGTGGTCAGGCCAGTTGTTCCGCCTGATACGCCTACGCTAGTAACCGTACCTCCAGAACCAGTTGCTGACAACGTCCCAGCAACAAAAGATACCCCAGTTCCAATGGTGACGTTACTAAATCCACCAGAACCATCCCCATAAAGGATGGATGTTCCAGAGGTGGCAGGGGCGTAGTCTGTGCCAGAGGTAGCCGCGGAGATCGCTGTACCGTTGCCCTTCAGCAGTCCTGTGACGGTCGTAGATAGGGTAATGGCAGGTGTAGTCGTTGCAGTTGCTACAGTGCCTGCTAGACCGTTTGCAGAGACTACAGAAACAGATTGAACGGTTGCTGTTGCGCCTGTTGAAGATGCAAGCAAAAATACTGCTCCGCCACTGTCTTTTGCATAAAGCTTCTTGTCAGCGAGGTTTAACGCTAACTCACCATTTAGGAGGTTTGTGTTTACTGGTACAGCAGACGCAGTCGTGCTGTAGTAAAGCTGGATAGGGGTGTAGCCACTTTGTGCCATTTAGAAGGTTCCTCCTGAAACTCCAGAGGTAATTTTACCTGTGGAGGGGTTTGCTGTCAGTCCTGTTGCGACCAATTGAGGAAGATTTCCTGTATTGGCGCTGACAACTGTGATGTAGTAGTCAGCGTTCGTGCTACTAGCAGTAATTGCTGTGTTCGTTGCGTTTGTTGCATTTGTTGCAGATCCAACAGATAAAGTCGACTGAGCTACATAAGTAGGGGCAGATGCTCCAGCGGTCAGAACATAACCAGATGTACCCAAAGCCAGCGTTGTTGTAGCTGATGCCCCAGTCTGATAGACCAAAGACCCAGCCGCACCGCCTGTCACGTTTGTTGCCGTAGTAGCTGAGCCAACAGAAAGGGTTGATTGAGCTACATACTGAGGCGCAGATGCACCAGCCGTCAAAACGTATCCAGACGACCCTAACGCAAGACTAACAAGCGTAGATGTTCCAGAGGCGTATAAAAGATCGCCAATGGCGTAAGAAGTCAATCCTGTACCGCCGTAACCAACCCCAATTGTGCTGGCATTCCAAGTTCCTGTGCCAATCGTACCGAGAGTTGTCAAGCTCGTGCTACCAGCCAATGGAGAGGCTCCAATGCTGTTGTAGGACAAAGTAACAGCAGTTCCACCGTTAAATGTGGTTCCTGATACCGCCCCTAAACCACTATTACTAAGCGTCAATGCGTTAGTTGTATTGGCTGTAATCGTTGTAGATCCACCCAAGCTAACAGAACTACCATTTATCGTAATAGAAGAATTTGCAAGATATGAATTAGCAATTGCCGTTCCATTCCAAACTCCTGCTGTAATTGTTCCAACGCCTGTAATGCCTGCGTAGGAGCCACTGATATAAGCAGAACCTACGGTTCCAGACGTAATCTGGTTGCCATTAATAGCAATTGTGACGTCTGTAGCTAAAGTAAGTTGACCTTGCGCATTTACTGTAAAAGTTGGAACAACAGAGGAAGAGCCATACAAATTTGCGGTTACCCCTGTATTAGAAATATTAAAAGTCGTTGCTGGAGATAAATTTAAACCTGTGCCAGCGGTATATACAAGAGGCGCGTTGAACTGTATAAAAACTAATGGCGTTGTTCCTACAGTAATTGGCAAAGGTGTTTGCTGAACCCATGCAGTTGATGCATTTGTTCCTGAGATGACAAGCATGTAATCGCCTGCATCAATCTCGTTTGTTCCGCTTCCGCTTGAATCATAGTCAGTTGCGCGAGTCAAAACCCATGCGGTTAAGGCAGAGCCAACAGATGTAACGGTATACACACCGTTATACGCATCAAAACCACCAACAGATGGCTCATCCTTAACAAGAACACGCTGTCCAACACTTGGGGAACCACCACCTAAAGACAAAGTGGCGTAAGGAACATTTTTTGTGATTGTTGCCCCTACCCCAGATGCACCGTTGTTATAGGTATAAGCTCCAAGGGCAGTAGTCGTTGCATAGTTGACTGGTTGGTGATAGTTCAATCCAGCCGCAATAGAGTCAACATATTGCTTAGTTGCTACTTGCAAATCTGCTGTTGGGTCTTGCGTTAGCGTAATAGATGTCAACCCAGATAAAGTAGTAACAGTTCCGCCTAAAGCAACATTAGTCGATCCAATCGTTACCGATGAATTGTCAAGCGCAGAATTTGGAATGTTGGTTAGCGTATTAGTTGACCCACTAATTGTCTTGTTTGTCAATGTCTGAGTACCAGTCAGTGTCGCTACCGTCGAATCAATTGCAACCGTAACAGCACCAGAGCCGTTATAGCTAGCTCCAGTCAACCCTGTGCCAATAGTTAACGCATTTGGGTTAACAGCGGTTATGGTTGCAGAACCACCCAAAGACACAGTAGAACCATTAAACGTCACCGAACTGTTGGTCAGGCTTGCGTTACCAATATTTGAAAGCGTATTGGTTGCACCGCTTATGGATTTATTGGTAAAAGTCTGTATGCCAGTCAATGTAGCAACAGTAGAGTCAATTGCTACAGTAACTGCTGTACCGCCATTAAAGCTTGTTCCAGTTAAACCTGTACCAATCGTAAGAGCATTTGTGGTAGACGCTGTAATTGTGTCTGATCCACCCAAAGAAATGGTCGTTCCATTAACAGTCAAAGAGCTATTGGTCAAACTTGCATTAGCAATGTCTGTCAATGTATTGCTTGAGCCACTGATTGTTTTATTTGTTAGGGTTTGAATACCAGTCAAAGTGGCGACTGTTGAATCAATAGCTACCGTAACCCCGCTAGAGCCGTTGTATGACGTTCCAGATAAACCAGTTCCAATGGTTAAATCATAAAGATTATTTCCAAGCGCTACGCCAGAAATGGTGTCATATACAAGCGCGCTGTTAGGAAGATCAGTAAATGTATTGTTAGTTCCACTGAGAGTTTTGTTTGTCAGCGTTTGAGTGCCATCAAGCGTAACGACTGTTGAATCAATTGCAATGGTAACTGGGGTGGAGCCGTCATAACTCGATCCCGTCAAACCAGTACCTATGGTCAAAGCATTTGAGGCTGTGGCTGTAACGGTAATCGAGCCGCCTAAACTAACCAATGATCCATTGATCGTGATAGAGCTATTGGTCAGAGCAGAGTTGTCAATGTTGCTAAGCGTTCCGCCCAAAGTCAAACTACCGCTAGTAGTGACGCTTCCTGTTAGCGTTAATCCGTTAACAGTGCCTGCGCCCGATACAGAAGTAACTGTGCCAACGCTAACAGAACCACCAAGGCTAATTGGTGAGCCATTTATGGTTATGGAGCTATTGACAAGGCTACCGTTGCCAATATTGGTGAGGGTGTTGCTTGATCCAGAGATGCTCTTGTTAGTAAGCGTCTGAGCACCAGTCAAAGTCACCACGGTAGAGTCTATGGAGATAGTCCCAGATGTGGTGATTGGCCCACCCGTCAGACCTGTGCCAGTGTTGATGAGGGTAACGCCACCAACAGAAAAGGGTGTCCAGCTACCGCCAGAAAATCCTTCATAGCGATCAATGTCTGAGTTGTAACGAATCTGTCCATCTACGCCAGAGGGTTGTTGAGCGGTGGTTCCAATTGGGAGGGTAACGGCACCGACCCCGGGGAACACCGCGTCGCTCGCCAACCCTATTGTTGGGCTACCCGCAACCCCATTCCCATTCGTTACTGCTACCTGATTAGTCGTCCCAAGTATCGAACGTGGGGTAACTGTAGAAGACCCAGTCAAAGTCACCAACCCAGTCCCAGACATGCTCGCAAAAGCCAGCGCTAAACCGCTCAAGCTCAGCGTTGGGTTACCTGCTACCCCATTACCATCAGCAATACTCAATCCATTGCCAGAGACCCCAATAAGGCGGTTTGTGACGGTGTTAGAGGCTGTCTTGACAATGATGCCGTTTCCAGCCGTCTCTAGGCTTCCAGAAGCGCCGTTAAGCGTGATCCGAAGGTAAGACTGCGCTCCGCCATTTTGTAGCCCCAAACCAGTACCTGTGGACAAGTATTGGCTGTTTGCTAGCGTTGGCTCATTGACTACCGTTAGGAAGCTCTGCGCAGAGACGTTCGCGGCGGCTAGCGCGGCGGTTGTTGTCTGGCGAGTCTGCCCACCTTGAACAATAGGAACCGCCTCCGTCCCGAGGATTGGGCCAGCCACTGGGAGTTGGGTGATGGTGGTTTGTACTGATGACATATCAAGGCTGTTGAACAATGCCCTCGACGTTACCGTCGGCTTCTGGGGTTTGACCGCTTTGTTGGGTAGAGATGATGTATGCGCCGTAGCCGCCAGTCACCAACTGGTTGTTCTCCACCGCGACGCTGAGGTCAGGGCGAGGGAAGCGGATAGTGATGCGCTCGGTCTTACGGGCAGGTAGGCGGTAGGGATCGAACTGGTCGGCACAGCCTTGGTCACAGACTTGGAGACCGGGGAAGTTCGGATCGCTCCTCATCACCGAGTGCGCACGCTTCATCTTGCATCGGTCGCACACCGCAATCGCTATGTCCGCGTTGCCTAGCGTATCGAGGAACTTTGGCATAGAACCTCCTTATCGGGTGTAAACGCTAATATTCGGGGCGAAGTAGATGGGCGACTTGTCTCTTTCTTCCTGTTCGGCGTCGTAGAGATACTTGTCAGCCATTTTCTCAAGGTATTGCATACGCGCAGGGTCAACCGCAGGTAACTCCAAGCTCATGCGGTGAGCTAGCATCATCTGAACCGCCTCATACCAGCGCTGAGGGATCTCCAACTCACCATAAAGCTCGCCCACATCCATGATTTGGCGTGAATACCACACCACCATCTGCACAAATGGATCAGAGGGGACGGGCCACAGGTAAATCGTAGGCTCAGGGATCGTTCTGTCAAACCAAAATTGGAAAGGCTGGTTCGCAGTGAAGTTTTTGTTCGGTAAGTTGGTGTAATCGTCACGATTTAGGCGCGCCATCGTGATTTCAGTCGAGTTATTGCCGAAATACACTTCTCTGACGTTCAAAGTCGTGCCGTTATAGGCTCGGATGCGGTAATACTGCACCGTTTGACCTTCTTGTATGTCAGTCCATATCCAAACGCCGTCCTCAGCAGTGATTTCACCAAGGTCTAACAGCGTTTTCCATGTAATTCCATCTAGGGAATACTCAAAAATGATGGATTCCAACCCAGAAGAGTTGGGCAAATAGCCAATTGAGCCTACGTAGACTGGATTGTCAGTGCCGTAGTCCACCAAAATGTTGCCATTAGGGGCATCTTGCTCGCAATAGGTATTAATGTTGCTGTCAAAAGCGTTTTCTACCACTCCGCCATCGCTTGAGAGATAAAAGCCTGTGCTATTGGGTGTAGGACGCGCCATACGGCGGTACAAGGCGTTCAAAACTTCTACCGAACCCTTGGGTAGCTTGTAGGTCATTTTGTCGGCTTGTAGCCCAAAAACTTCCTTGTTGATTGCCCAATATTGAATTCCTCGATTAGCGAGGTTGGAGAGCAGGAAGTACAGGCTTTCTCTGGAAGCGATTTGCTGTTCGGAGGTCAACTCCTCAGCAAGCTTTCCGCAACGACGAGCACCATGGTCAATCAGCGACTGAACCTGAATGACTGTTTGACCAATTGTGTTCGAGTAAGCCATGAATCTTCCTTACCAGTTAGATTGGCTTTTATTCTTTTGAGCGGTAGATACTCCGCAAGAACTAAGATTTATTTTTCCACCAGTTGTGTAATTTTTACTAACCGAGCCACCTTTTTTATACATGGTCGCGTTTGGTGGTGAGCCACCACCACCACCCAAAGCACTTTGGGCTTGCCCAATAGCACTAGCAATCGTAGAGGCTCCAGTATTGACTTGACCAAGTCCGTCTTGGGCAGATCCACCACCACCGCCTAAACCACCACCCGCAATTGGGCCTTTAGGCATTTGAGGGGTTGTATTTCCATCAGTAGGAACTATGTCGTTCATCATTCCTCCAAGTGTTGCCATTGGTGTCATTTTTTTTCCTTTACCAGTTAGGACAATTCCAACGCTTGAGCGACGCTTTCGCTCTTGGTGCGTCACCCTTAGCATGTTCTACAACCCCACTCATGCGCGCACAAAAGGAATCCTTGCGTGCTCCGCCTTGGGGTTGAGGTGCTTTTAAATTGCTTCCAGTTTCACGGTTGTATTTTGCCCGACCTTTGGCTGTTAATCCAGCACCTTTTTCAACGGACAACTTCTCACCGCGACCAACTGCAAGATTAACTTTTTTTTTGCTCATTTCACTTTGGCGGTTTTTGCTGACTGCTTAAAGTCTTGAGCCGTTGGAGCGCCTTTGCTACCAACTCGGCGCATCTTTTCGCCAGAGCCTTCAGCGATCCGCTCACGTTTTGCATTAATATTTTCATACAAGCCACCGCCTTTAAATTTCTTGCCCTCATCAGCCTTGGCAAACTCTTTACCAACCTTTTGAGGAATGCCAGTTTTTTTGGCAAACGCAGGGTTATGTGCGACCGCCGCCATTAAACGATGTTGTGAAGGTGATTTGCTGGGCATGATTAGCCACAGAAAATTGTTACAGCCGCTCCAGAGGGCAGAGTGACGTGAACATCAGTGGTGAAACGGATCCCGTTGCCGGGGATGAGCGTGGCGATCACCGCTGTATTTACAGTAATGTTTACCCTCAACAAAACATTTCCACCAGAACCACCATCACGAAACACAATCTCACCCGCAGTTCCACCAGAAGCAAGTTGATAGCCAGCAACATTTGTTGCTCCATTGTAAATAGTTCCAGTTGAATCAGCGTGCGCAGAAAATACATTAGTCAATGTTGACATTTAAATCTCCAATTAAAAGTGGGAGCCGAAGCCCCCACTCAGGTTTAGCACTTTACAGAACCACCATACTTTTTAGCTTTTTCACTTGTAATTACAGTTGTCTTTTTAACATCTGAGGGTTTACCAGTAATATAGTTTTTAGCCTTGGTGTAAGCCTCTTTTACCATGCTTATGGGATTTAACGCCTCCTCAAGATCACGGCTAGCTTTGTCAGTAATTACCTTTGGGTCAACGCTATTGCTAACAATGTCCTTCGCGTAAGTACTGTCTCCGCCTTCTGCCATTTTCTTGACTCGACCACCCTTCTTAAAAGTACCAGACAGTGCAGAAATGCTCACAGGGGGGGAAGGTTTCTTACGGCCTTGTGGCATTGACTGCGCACCACCGTCATCCTGCACTACCGCACCACCCCTAGCATACTTTTTTGCAGAGCCGCCCTTTTTAAAGCCACCTGCATTACCAAGTTTGACGCCACCAGTAGTCGTGTTAGTCACGCCAGCAGGAGTACCGCTCACGTTACCGTTAACACCACCACCCTTGACGCCACCACCAGCTTTGTAACCAGCAGGCTTGTTCAAGCCCACTTGACCAGTTTTACCTGATGTTTTGGTGTTACGTTCGGCTGTATCTATTTTGGATTTACCCGAAGTAGATTTGATAATGCCACTAGAAGCTAATGCTAGACCGCCTTTTTTAAAGCCGCCTTGAGCCATTACAACACCGCCAGTTGCAAACTTCTTACCAGCCATTGCCTTCTTGATCATTGCACGATCCTCTGCCGCATCTTCATGCTTCATTGAACCGCCTTTTTTCATTGCAGGCATAGCTGGGGCAGGCATTGGCATAGCAGGCTTGCTTGCCATCATAGCTTTGCGACGCATTGCCATTGAAGGCTTTGCGGGGCTAGCAGTGGGCATCATGCCTCCGCGAGCGGGCATTGTGGACGCCATGCCTGCCTGCATGGGCATATACCCACCGTCAGCCATCTTGCTCACTTTGCCACCTTTTTTGAGCTTCAGTTCTACTGTAGGCTCTGTGGTCATCATTTTGACCATTGGCTTGAATTGACCCATGTGCTACTCCTTAGACTTTCTGGGCGTAAACCACTGTCAAGCGGAAAACACCTTGGGTTGTAAGAATAGTACCGTTGGGGTCAACAGTGATGTACACAGACTGGTTAGTTGTGATGTCTGCCATCGCCGCGGTTTGAGCCGCGGTGGGAGCAAATGTCAAACGACCACCAGCAATTCCATCAGTAGAGGACATATATTGCGTACCCGCGGCGGCAGTGCCAACCGTAGTAGCAATAGACGTAGCGGTTCCTGCGCCTGCTGAAGCCACAGTTGTACCGTCGACTTTGATGTCGATGATCTGTGAGCTTGCTGGAAGGTATACAGAACTGCTTGTAGCAGTACCTGCGGAAGCAGTAGTAACGGTAGTGGTCTGAGAAACAACAACGTATCCACCATCGGTGGAATCGGTTAATGTATCAGAGCCAGTACGTAGGGTGGAACCAATGTAGGTTTGTGCCATAGTCTTTTCTCCTTGTTGGAGCAGGGGGCAAGCCCCCCGCCATTGTGGTGATTAGACGCCGGGCGTGCCGTACATTGCACGAGGATCAGTGAAGCCCACTTGGTAACGCTCTGTCGCTTTGTAGCGCATAGAGTCAGTTTCAAAGTCGCCTTCCATGGTCTTCTCGAGCTTACGACGCATCAAGAGCTTCATGCCCTCTGGAGCATCGGTCTGTACCCACCATGCGTTTGCGTTTGTCAAACGAGACAACACAGCCGCGCCTTCGTCCAGCAAACCAATCGATTTGATTGGATTGATGTCGTTGTTGGCGTTGCCAGCACGGAGAACAGACTTCAAGAGCACTTCGGCTTGGAAGACGTTGCCGGGTGCCACAACCAATTGGCGTGGAACCAAACGAATCTTCTTACCGTTGTTGTCCACAGCCTGACGGATTTGGATCAACATCTGCTCGAGAGAAGTCTGAGACAGGTTAGCGGCGGTGCTCAGCAAGTTGCTGAATGTGCCGTTCACGATTGGGTGAGAAGCGCTGTTCAATTGCACGCCGTCACCGCCGGGGTACGCGCTGTTAAACGCGCGGTTCAACACGTTAGCCGACAAAGTTTCCTTTGTTTCGATCAACGACTGAGCCAAGTGACGTGCATACACCTGACCAATACGGATGTGGTCACCGTCTTCAACCAAAACTTTGGTCAAAGCAAATGCCAAACCAAATACTTGGTAGACGTAGCGTTGCAAGAACAGAACACCACCTTGTTGGTAGCTCACAGGTGTGCCATCAGGCAACTGTGGAGCCGCGCCGAAACCGTACAAGACGGGTTCTTCGTGGTAGTTACGTGGAATACCTTCTTGCTCACGGAATACCCGTGACCATTCATCGGTACGTTGGTCATAGACTCCGTCAAAACATTCGTTGAGAATTGGTTCAACGATGGAACGGAAGTCCGTACTGCGCATTGGAGCGGCCATGGTTCACTCCTCCTTATATAGCTGTACCAGCAGTACCAGCGAACTGGAACTTGGCAATAGTTGCACGAACGATGACATAGTCATCACCCCAAGCGTTATCAGCATAGGGAGCGAGGTTAACAATCCGCATCTGAGCACTGCTACCAGAACCTACGAGCGAATTAGATAAAGTTGCTTGTGACAAACCAGTGGTGGTAGAACCAGCAGTGGTGTTGCTCAAGTCAGCTTCGTCGCCAACAGAGGTTTGGGCAATAGTGCCGTCAGTTTGAATTTCGTAAACAATGTTAGGGTCAGAGTAGAAATAAGTTACAACTGAACCAACTTGGAACGACTCGTTGGCGGGCCAGTAATTGCTGACGCGACGACGACCAGTGCTGTCAGTCCATTCGACGCCACTGAAGGCTCCGAGGAATGCATCACCAGCGGCGGCGACAACAATGTAACCTCCAGTGTTTTGCTTGACGGGCTGACCCTTCAAGATGGTTGTTGCATAACCAGCGGAGACGTTTCCGCTAGTTGACACAGCTTGAATACCGTTGGCGAGCGCCGTAGCGCGATCCAGACCTGATGGGTGGAAAGCAGGACGCAAACCGAACGGAGCGTTTGTTGAAGACATAGTCTTACTCCTATTTGGTTGCCTCTAGCCCTGAAAAACAGGAGCTTTGGATGAGGCGTTTTGGTCAAAATTGCCAAACCCATCTCCTTCAACCTGCGTCAGACTTCTGCCTGAGCTATCGCGTTGACCTTGCATTTGTTCGACTTGGAGCTTGATTTTGTCAGCCTCTTCCATCGGCAATTCATGGTGCATGTGCAACATAAGGTCTTGGTAAATTTCCATAGGAATTTTGCACAAGAGCATTTCGTTACACGCAATAAAACCAACGTGCTCGCCAGCCTTTACGCGGTAGTTGTCGAAACCGGGGAACTCTTCAGACTTAACTGGAACGTACCCAATCCGAAACCGCTTATCGATGCTGTCATAACTGTTAGTGGTTGATAACCAGATGAGATGCCACCCTTCTAACTCGGGTGTCTTTGGCAGTGCGCTTTGTGTCCACTCATCACTCCACATCTTGCGACGTTCCTGTGCTGACATGAACTTCCCTTCGGGGGCAGACCTTGATGCGTCCTCACTTGCGCGAGTTTCGCGTCCACCAGCGGAGAGAGATTTTTTGAGACGAGATTCTGTCATGTTTAGTCCTTAGTAGTTGTTGTTACGTGCTTCAATTGCATAACGCTTGATCATCTTTGCGCGCTTTTCTTTGTCATCCCAAAAGCCTGCGTCCTTCATAGCTCTCACTTGTTCTGGTTTCAGAATAAATGAATTTCTTGAGCCATTGCCAGAAAAATTTTCGCGTCCTGAGCTAGTTACAACACTCCTTGGTCTTGCACGAGTAGGTCTCTCGTCGGTGTCGTCAGTATACCTATGTGGAAGGCGCTTTTGCAAGCGTTTATCCAACTCTTCCCAATATTCTGATTGATTGGGGTTCCAACCTTCTTTCACCAACTTTTGATCGATGATCTTGGCTATCTCGCTATCCTCGTCATCACCCTGTGGGTCATACCAAGAATTTCGCTCCATCCAACGTCCAGCTTGGCGTTGTAATTCACGGTTGTCTTCTGGTGAAGCTGAAGTGTGCTTAACAGCAGACTCCTTCATGCCCTTGAGGCTTTCAACCTGTCTGCGGGTGTCGTACCACATCTCTTGCGCTTTGGCAAAAGCGTCTCCGTCACCAGCAGAAGTTGCCTCAGACATCTTCATGCGGGCATATTGCAGGCGCAGTTCCTGATCCTCGATGGCTTTGTCCATGCGGGCTAAGTCTGCGCTGTTGGTCTTGCGTTCCACAACCGAGAGGCGTTCTTGCAACTCTTGGTTCTGGCGCAGTAGGTTTTGCATACGAACGTCTTTTTCGGCGTTGGTCTGCTTGATGTATTCTTTCTTAGCCTTACGGCGCGAGCGACGAGCGGCTCGGATGGCTTCAGTGTCGTCAGGATGATCGTCGTCTCCGCCATCATCTCCTGCGGCACCACCTTCGGCACGCTGTTCGTCTTCACCCTCGTCGTCTTGGGCTAAGTGATCTGGAAGTTCTACAACGGCTCCGCCGTCCTTCTCTTCCATGACTTTAATGTCGTCTGACTCTTTGATTTCTGTACTCATATAAAAGCTTTCATTGCTAGGGGGTCACCAGTTAATTTGGCAATGACTTCGTGGTCGTTAAGCACCATGAAAAGTGCTGGATCCTCTAAGTCATCTTCGTTTGGGACTTTTACTTCCCAACGATCTCCGCCCCATTTAGGGACTCGGATATAGTCACCAATATCAACCCATGTGCCTTCGGGCCATGGTTGCATGGTGTCACGGTGCTTGAACGCAATCGGCCCTATCGCCAATACTTTTGCAACCATGTTTTGCCATTTCTCGGTTTCCTTGGTCTCATTGATCAAGATAATCCCTGCGCTTGTTGCCTTCTTCTGTGTTCGACGGAGTTGAACCAAGATTCTTCCGCCAAGAGGTAGTGCGCCGGGGTCAACGCTCGGGAATGCCCAAGCTAATTCAGCGTCGTTAGACGCTACGGTGCTATCACTCATCTTTGTCTTCTTCCTTTAAGAAATTATTTATGATGTCCAAAGTTTCTTGTAAACCTTGGTGATGTCCAACCAGTCGCTGGTAAGCCTCCCACGTAACCGCGTTACCACGCGATAGGGAAAAACTGATTTCAGTTTGTGAGGCTTTGATTGCGCCGATTAAGTCTCCTATGCTTCTCATTATTTTTTCTTCGCGTTAGCCAGTCCTCCTTGTTTTGGGGCGTTTCCACCCTTTGGTTGCATAGATGTACCGTCAAGCTTCTCACCCATGGCGATGCGCTTGTGTTGTGGTACGTTGATACCTTTTTGCTCTTGATCACTGGTAGCCATTTTGATTTCCTTGGTTCAGGGTGGTTAATGCAGAATTTCTCTGCTCAATTTGCATCTTGGCTTTGTCGCGGGTGAGGCGAGCCGCTTCGATGCGCTCTTTAGTCTCGTTATCACCTTCAGCGATAGCGAGCTTGAGTTGGTTGTCTTCCGCGGCAATAGCCATCTCGTCTTGATGCTTTTGCTGGGCAAGTTGTACGTCTGCTTGGTCGCGCTTGGCTCGGCGCTCTGTCTCTGCCATGCTTGTTTGCTGAAGAACCATTGCCTCTGGCGTCATTGGAGGCTTAGGCGCGTACTGTTGCATTTGTTGCATCATCTGTTGGATCACAGGCATGATTCCGCTAAAGACTTGCTCAGTATCCAAGTTCACATGGCGTGAAGCCAAGGCAAACAACTGGTCAATCTGCTCAGTCTTCTCAGAGTCGTCGTAATCCTTCACAGGGTGTCCAACAGACTTGGTGACGTATCCATTCATGCGGTTCAAGTACCACAGCGTTAAGTGCTGTTTAACGTGCTCCATGGCATGTGGAATGAATGCTGGCGCAATCAATGGGTTGCCACCCAAGATTGGATCTTTGGCAAAGTCCAAATGAGACTGGATGTGAGCCAAGTGGTCTTGCTCGATGTACGCAAACGCCGCCTGCCCAATCGCCATAGCCACGTTCTCGTTGGCTGGGTCGCGCTTCTCTGGGTCTGGTACATCCTTTAATAATTCATTTATGGATGGAACCTTCAACTGCTTGAGCAGACGCTCTTCCACAGCTTTGACGTTGTACAACTCTGGGTGCTTGTCAGCGCGAGACACGACTGCCTGAATCTGCGCCATGCGCTGGGTTTCAGAGAAGATGTGTGGGTCAGAGACTGGGACAACGTCGGTGTTGCGCATGAAGTCTTCGCGCTTGACCTCAAGGTCAGCAACAACGTCACCACGCTTTTGTTCGTCCAAGTACCAGCGGTTGAGGCGTGACAAGACCTTCAGGACACGGCTCTGGGACTCGTGGAGGCGGGCGTGGATGGCGGAGAACACAGCCGCTCCCTGCTCAATCAGCGCCTGTGTGGTGCCTACAGGAGCGTTGGCGTTGATGTCAGCAATCTTCTCCTCAGCGGTGGTGACCACACCTTTGGCTGACGTCTCCAAGAAGCCCATGAGCTTGAACAAGACCTCGCTAGGAGGGTTGAAGGGCATGGGCATGGCGATCTTGCGGATGTCATCGACGCCCGGCGCGCCCTCAATCTCCGCTATCTGCGTTACTTCGACCTGCTGGGATTGTCCCGAGATGCGCGCTCCTTTGAGCTTGAGCATTGTCGCGGCGTTATTGATGTGAGCCGAATCAAGCAAAGCACGAAGAGACCCAGTAAGAGCGGCGCTGAGACCACCGATAAGATGAGGTAAACCAATTGCATAAGCACCCCTCCAAGGAATGAACTTGAACTCGATAATGTGATCGAGCTTGGTCATCGTGTCGTCGCCCTCTTCCCAGTTACGGTAGAGACCAACCACAGTGTTGTCCATCTCGTCGACCATCAAGATGTATGGAGCCATTTCTCCGCCAGTTCTGCGGTCGTCCTCTAACTCCATGTATGTGTAGATGTGATAGACGCGACGGATACCGTCCTCGCTGTCTTCAAACTTCTTACCCTCAATCTTGTTAGACGCCTTCTCTGGGCCTGTCGGATCGGGTTCCATGGTTGCACGAACATAGTTCGTGTCACGGTACAGACCTGAACGCACGCGGTTCTGATACTCCCAGTCTGATATGTCCATCACCTCTGTCACGCGCTGAGCGGTGTAAAAGTTGGCAGACGCAAAGGGGAGGAGGATGTTGTCAATCGGGACAAACTCAGCGCATGGGCGTCTCTTCTTCTCGTCGTAGTAGAGCTTTAGGAACTGTGAGCCACCCAGAGGTAGCTGGGTCAGCATCTGCTCTTGCTCGTCGCGGAATTCCTCGATCTGCTCGGTCAATTGCCAGTTCATGTAGTCACGCTTGCGCTCAGCGACGGCAGTCTTCTCTTCGTCTACGTCACCCAAAATCTTGGTGCGGGTTGGGCCATCAGGTGGAAACAATTCCTTGATAGCACGAGCGGCAAAGTCAACGCAGGCTTCAGCCATGACAGGGTGGACAACTTTGCTAGCGCCGTTGAAGTTCGCTCCGCCGGGGGCGTCATTCCCCATGCCTGTGCGTCTGATTCCATCCTCGTACTGCTTGTCACGCTCCTTGCGCGCATCCTTGTCCTTCTCCGCTAGACCGATGTAGCGCAGGGCGATAGAGTCCAAGTCATAGGATGAGATGTCATCGCTGTCCGCCAAATTGGCGTAGAAGTCTTCATCCTCGGAGGGGCCTTTGTAGTCCTCCATCGTGACAACAGCCGAGCCGTCAGGAAGCTCCTCGATCTCTGAGTCATCAAGGTTGATGTCGACAGCAACGCTACCGTCTTCTTGTTCTTGCATCCCTGAAATACCTTCGATATTGCGGTCGAATTCGGGATCAATGGGCATTTCTGTAGCCATGTTTTAGCCTTCTTTAATTTCTACTTATAAGATCAAGCAACATTGTGTCTGGATTCTGAGACATATGAACTCGACCACCTCTTTTAAATACTGTTCCTTGGATGACGTTACCGCCGTCTTGCATGTCTGGATCAGTGTTGTATTCGCCACCTACTGCCGCCTTTACTACGCCACCATCAGCAAACATAGGCAAGCCTTGGGTGGTTATCTCTTGGCGCATCTGAGGGGTGATGTCAAAACTGTGGAACGGAATTGTTTTGACTTCAGGCTCTTCAACCAATATGCCAGCTTCATTTTCATACGGGTTTAAAAATCCAGTTTCAACTTCATGAGGATGGTGCATTTGCACTTGGGTGTTGTACTTCTTGCCGAATTCATTGAGGTATGAGGGGATCATCTTGTCGTAGAAGCCCTGCATTCCTTCGCCACCGACTTGCAGATCAAGACCACTCAATGACCGTTTTCCTTCGCTCACGCTTCCAGCAGGGTACTCAGTGCCTTGGTTTTGTATGATTTTCTGAGCCATCTCTTTGCCGACAGTATCTTCTAGCTCAGACTGAGAAAGGTTTGATTTGCTTATGGCTGGTCTGTTGTTCTTGTCAATTGCTGTTATCGAGTAAGTGCCATCAGGATTTACGCCATAACTGATTTCATTGATCTGCTTGCTGAGGTCATAGCGCTTGGCTTGCTCCGCCCCGGGGGTAATCGCTATCTTGTCATATCCATTTTCCGCGGCGTAGTTGAGCAGGCGTTTCATCGCTAGCTCGTGCCAGTTCTTTTTAAATGGCGCGTCAGGTACGGCTTCTTGCTCATTTAATCTTGCTTGATGCATTGCTATTCTTTTATCTTCTTCACCAGCAAATTTAGCAAGCCCTATAGGATTGTCAGCCATCCTTTTTGCCATCTTATCTGCAAGTTCTTCTGCTCTTTCATCAGGGACACCGCTTGTCAAATAATCTTGTTTTACGGTTTGCTTTACTCTTTCCTGCAAATCCTTTAAATAATCTACGTATTCTTGTTCGGCATTTCCTCTGTATCCCTTCTTACGCCCCTCTTGATGCCAGTCAGACTGAATCTCTTCGACGTGGAGAACTTTTTGTGTAGCGCCTGTGGTGTCTACGTTCCTAAAACCTTTGGCGTGGGAGAACTGAGCCGCCTCTAACGGAGTGATCACCCCTCTTTGTACAGCAATGCTAGGCGCTCCACTTGCTAAGCTCTTTGCATCAACACCCAAGGATTCAGCCATTCTCTTGCCGATGTCTTCAATCTGAGCCTTGGTGTAGGTTGGAGTTATCCTGTCCTGCACACGCATGTGGGCTAGCACGTTAGGTTCATCCCAGTGTTTGGACTGGTAATCTTGCTTGGGGTTTTTGGCTAACTCTCTGAGTTGATTTAACTCTTGCATCTCTTCTGGAGTAATGTTGCCAAAGTTGCGACCAACTGATGACCGTCTCTCCTTGGCTTCTAACTCAAACATGCGTTTTTGATTTTTCTTTGCGTCAGAAGGTAGACGCATCAGTATCTCGCGGTAGTTTTGTCCACCCTCAGTTTTGTAATCGTGGTATTTAGTTCCCAACCCTTGATCAATGATGTGCTCACGAGCAAGATCGAGGTATCTTTGTTCCTCGTTATACATCTTGTCCTCAAAGATAGCGTCGACATCATCCTCAGTCTCAAAGCGGTTACGGCTATTCATGCCTGCTTCTTCAACAGCATCATCGTGCATGAACTGTTCAGCAAGCTCGCGCACCTCTTTCTGGGTGGGTTCTCCAATTTGCGTCTCACGCAATTGAGGAGGAGGGAGTTCTTTCAGCTTGGTGAGGAACTCTTCTTTGGACATCTTGGGCATCTCAATGATGCGTTCGAGCTTGCGAGCTTGTATCTCTATGGGTTTTACCCCTTTGATCTTGGAAAGCTCAGTGATGAATTCTTTGCCAGTTCCTTTGTTGCGCTTGAGCGCCTCAGCCGCCTTGTCTAGCGCGGAGTAGAAGCCTTTGATCTTGCTCATAGTGGGCGTTCCTCAATGATTAGGTCGTCGCCAGTGATCTCGCCACCCTCAGCCATTTTCTTAACCTTGCCACCCTTTTTCTTACCAGTGAGCTTCTTCATCATGTCTTCGTACTGTTTGATCTCGTCAATCATTTGCTGGTCAATGACTTGGCGAGGGCCTACCATCTTGAAGCTACCGAACTCTTGACCTGCTTGGGCGGGGTTCTCGCGGACGGACTTTAGGGTGTCAGGGAAGGACAGTTCGTAGGGGACAGGGTACTTAAGACCCCCGAGGAATTGACCGGGGATGTCGTGCGAGTACGTCGGATGGGAGGACAACTTCAAGTCTGTCACATCAGGCTTCATCAACCCTAGCGACTTACCTGTCACCCCAATCTCGAGGTCACGCAGGCTTGGCTCCGTCACCGCATGGGCTACGTCCAATCCGCTTGGCATGTTGAACTTCTCAGTCACCGTGGGCATTTGCATCAGGTTGCCAAAATGCTTGCGCATGTCTGGGTCAAGTGCGAACTGTAGATACATCTCTTCTGGGCGCTCGATCCCGGGGAACGAGGGGAAAATGCGCTGGCGCTTCACCTTCTTGCTGTCCACATATGGATAGCCCTCACGCACCATCTTGTTAAAGCCCTCGATCTGCCTCTTAGTCATCTCTTCTGGGCGAAGGTTTTGAATGTTTGTGTCCGCAAAGTGCTGGGCGTAACTGTAGGAGTCAGGCCCCATCATCACGTAATTGCCAACCACTGGCGACTCATGCAACTCAGACAGAGCCTTGGCGCGGTTCTGCACCCCTTGCGCCGCTCCAAGGTTTGATGCCCAGAACTCATCATCCTTGCCTAAGCCGTACAAAGGGCCTCCATGCTGTGGAGCAGGCGAGCGCAGGGTTCTGCCAGCCACTGAATGGATCGTCTGTCCTGAGATGGTTGGATCGCCTGAGATACCCATCATCACGTTGCCCTTTAGGCTCTCGATGTCCACAGGGTTGACTGGCGGACGCTCAACACCTTCCGTTGGGCGGATGTCGTGCTCTAGCGTCTTCTCGCGCTCGAACTGCTTCTGAGTCTTGCCTGCCACAGTCTTCGCGGTCTTGTCACTTGCGCGGACGTACTCACCAGTCATCTGAGGTGCAATGCGTTGGGCGATGGCTTCAATCTCTGCCTTGCTCTTAGCAGGGGCGCGTGCAAGCTTGATGAGCTTCTCAACTGCTCCGCCTTTGCCTTTGTTTTGTTCACGTTCTGCCTGCTCACGAGCCATGCGATCCATCTCTTCACGAATCTGCTCGTTGGTCATCTGGAAGGGTTTGACCTCGTTGTACGGGATTGAGGCGGTCTCAGCCTTGTACTTGTTCATCAGGTTGACTCTGGCTTGGAACTCAGGCTTCAACGCCTTCATGCGCTCGAGTGCCTCGATAGCCGCCTTGCTCAGTGATCCACCTGCACTCATGTGCTGATCCATCACAGCCATGTGTTGGCAGTCGGAGTTGTCAGAGATGGAGACCTTACCGCCCTTCTTCATGCCAGCTTCTGGTGGGGGAGGAATGTCAATGCCTAATTCTTTTTTGGCTTGGTTAATCTTTTCTATTGCACGAGCAATAGGAGCGTATTTTGTTTCGCCGCTCTCCATCCAGTCTTCTGGTCTAGTCAAAAGCGCTTTTAATTCGTTGTAAGTGTAAGGAACATTCTTTGAGATTGTCTTACCTGCATTGGTTTGCAACTCAGTGTATTCAGGGCTTGGTATGGCTCCACTGAATTCATCAAAAGCTTTATTGCTAAGTCGATGCTGTTCAAGCGCAGGATGCGTGTCTAAAAAGTTTACAGCCTCAGAAACCAAAGGCTGATACTTTGCTTCTGCTTCTGGATGAGTCAAATAGTCAGAACCAAACTTACTCAAACCAGTGTTTCGCAAGTCGCCAACGTCTGACCATTGATCACCTCGCACAAAATCCTGTACGTAAGGCAGATACTGTTCTTTAGGCGCTTGGTTTTGTTTGCCTTTGATCTGGACAATTTGAGGAGGCATTTCGCTTTGCTTCTTGTCTAGCAATGCAAATTGCAACTCTTTTACTCTGTTGTTATAGAACTGATCGCGCTGAGGAAATGTTGCAAAGTTTTGAGCGTTGGCTTCATTGTTTGCCTGCTCATAAATTGCATTCATTTCGTTATGGTCAGTGCGCGCTTGGCTTGGTCGAACCTCAATAGTCACATGAGGCTCACCACGCTTATCACGCAGGCTATAAATGCGTGACCTGCCCTCTATTACATCAGGACAGTAGCCACCTACGCAGTGACCCATGGTGTCGCCTTCGTACTTGAGGGCGTTTTCAAGCAACTGCCTTGGATTGCCGGGCGCGTCTGGATGCCTGTTATACAAGTTTTTAATAAGATCAGGCAAGTCACTTCCAATAACTCGCACGCCTTCAGGAGATACAGCGCGCACAACACCACCTTTTGGCTCAATCATTTTCCAGCCTTTAGGAAGTACATTTGGCATTTTTGGCGTAGCCAACTCAACCCACTTGTATCCCTCTGGATATTCTTTGTGCAGTGGCATTCCCTCAGTGTTCTTGATCTGAGTCTCAGCCATCTTCTTAGCCTGCTCAGCGTTGAAGTCCGCGGCGCGCTTGATCGCTTGATCTACCGTGATCTTGTTGAGTTGCTCAGGGCGGATGCGACCCGCCATAACGTCTTGCTTGAGGACGTCAACAACATGGTCAAAGCCAAGGTTGTAAATGTCGCCAGAGTAAAGCGTGGCTTCTGGGTCGAGCTTGCTTATCCAAGGATTTTGTTCGCCAGTTACGAAGTCGTTGCCTGAGAGCCTACCTTGTAAGTTGGCTTGCTTGACTCGAAGTTGCCCAAACTCTTCGCCCTCGCCAATCATGTTCGCCTTGTCATACGTGGACATCTTGTCCATCAAGCTTTCTAATTCATCTGGCTTTAAGACAACTTTGCCTTCCAAATATTTTCTAAATTTCTGATCTATCTCAAGTTCTTTTTCTAATAGCTGTTGCGTTACCTTCTGAGCTTCTGGCATTATTCCCAAAGCTTCTTGGATGTCTCCAGCCCTTCTGGTTTGGATGGCTTCATCACTAAGGTTCTCCCATGCTTTGGCAGGCATAGACTTAGCCTCACCCTCGGGATTAAAGCCAGCCTTCTCACGCTGTCCTCGCATGTCCCTGTCAGAGACGTATTTTGCTGATTCTTCCACTTCATCCGCTGGCATGTGGGTGATGTGCTTCATAGCAAAGTCGCGGTCAAACTCAGCCTCAGACGCTAACCTGTCAGCCTCTCGGGTCAGGTTGGCTTGTCTGCGTGGGTCAGCTTCTTGTTGGGCACGCTCTTTTGTACGGTTAGCGCGCTCCATGTCCTTGGCGTACTTGCTCTCGACCTCTTGCACGCGATTCTCAAACATCAAGCGCACTGGATCGTTTGGCGTAGCCATCTGCTTCTTGACGTAGTTGCCAAGGTTCTGGGTTACCCACTTGTCGAGCGCCGCCTCTTTCTTCGTTGTGTCAAGGTGACGCTGAATGATTGCGCGACCATCATCATTTATGGCTGGGTCTAGCAACGCACGCTCATGCAAAGGAATGCGTTCAGCAGGTGTTTGGTTAACAATAGTTGGCGTGGTCAGTCGATTGAGCGATCTGTCCACGCTGTTCATCAAGTCGCCACCAGTCCAGTTACCGCCTTCAGGCTTGACCACATTTGTTATCGCCATGCGTGGGGCTAGGGCGGAGAGTGGGCCAGAGGACAGAGGGCCAGTCTGGTGAATCAGGGCATCATTGATTGCTTTGCCAGTCATCCGCGTGCCAGCGCCGAGACCACGTCCTAAGCCGTAGGTCACAGCTTTAGCCGCTGTGCCAGACAACGGAGCAGGGGCAAACTCACCCATCGATCCATACATCTCAGCGGTGTGCTTGCGTGATGGGGATGCGTTCTGCGGTACAGCAGGAGGAAGCATCTGGTTCATCTCTTCAGTCGTTGGCATGACGCGACGACCAAAAACGGATTGCATTGTCTCTGGTGCTATTGCGCGTGCAACATCGCTGATGTCACCAGCCGCGCCCGCTGTGCCTGCAACAGAACCACGCAGTGCGCCTGCCATCATGTCGCCCAATGCTTGGGCTGGTTCTGCAAAGCTCTTGAGGTCAGAGACTACTCTATCAAGCGTGAGTTGGCGTTGAGCGCGAGGGTTGGGCATTCTGACCTCGGTTAGTTAGGTGTGCTAATCATACAGACTCAAGCTTGTCAAGTCTACACAGCATATGGGTTTTCTCGTCTCTGTCTTCCGCTGTCAATGTAGTCGTCCTCGTCATACGCTTCTGGTGGTTCGCCATCAATGTCGATCCAGCCTGAGTCCCTCAAGTACCTAAGAGCCTGCGTGGTCATGTCCACAAAGTCGTCGTGGCTCGTGTCAGGGAAAGCGCACAGTTGGCTGAGCCACGGTTCGCACCAGTCTTTGACGAACTTGGGACGCTCACTGCTCTCTGGTGCCCAGACTCTGCCACGAGCGAAGATGCTGGAGACGACGTTCAGGCGTTGCATCTTGTCCGCGTGCCCCGGGTTATACGCTCTCACAGGCAGATGCGACCTCCCCAAGTCTTGGATCAACTGCGTCCCTGCGCTTTTGTCCTCCACCAGTATCAGGTCTACCCTCTTCCTGTCTTGCCCCTCGCCATACACCACCTCGTACTCCTCCGCCACCTTCGGGCGTAGGTCAGGGTATTGCAGGCGGTCTTGCCAACAGTCGATGAGCATCACGGACATGGGGCCATCCAACGGTTTGAACACACCCCACGTTCCCGCGGCGGTTGGGTCATTGACCGTCTTCTCGCTCGTTGCGCAGTCATAGCTCTGGAGGATGTACTCAAACTTGGGGAAGGTTTTGCCGTTGGGCCACAGCTTAATCATCTCGCGCTTGATGATGCCTGACTCCTCTGGATCGATGATCTCCGCATGGATCTCCTGCCTACCGATCTTGGTTCCCTCGTACTGAAGGATCTGCTTCTGGAAGGTTGTGGATAGGTTGGCAAGGTTGGCGTAGGTCGAGGCGGTAGTTACCGTCACATCGTCACCATCCCTGCCCACCAAGTCAACGATCAAGTCTTTGGGCTGTGGAGTAGTTGTGCATAAGATTTTGTTGCCTAAGTCTGTGAGGGGTAAGCGGACGGAGAACATGATCTGATCCCACGCCTCGTCCAAGTAATCCCATGCCGCTAGCTCATCGCACCACGCTCCGTGGAACTGAGGGCCTCGGAAGCGACTAGGTTCAGACGCTGGGATGCCCTTGAGTATTGAGCCATTGAGTAGCACCATCTCATGGAGCGCCTTGTTGTAGTCAAGCACCAACTCCTTGGGGATGATGTTGACTAGCCCTGAGTCACCCTCAAAGCACGTACCACGCACGTCCGCAGAGGTAGGAGCCGACACCAACCATCGAGTGTTAGGGTATGACCACGCCCACCAGCCGATCTGCTCCGCCGCGGTTCTGGTCTTACCCGCTCCACGACCTGCGAGGAGGAGCCATATCGTCCACCAGTTCCCCTTTGGTAGCGTCTGGTGCTGGTGCTGGGTAGCGTACCAACCCATGCGCCATGTGAACGCTATCTGTGACGCTACAGGTAGGGCAAGGAACTGCTTACGGGTATCAGGGTGCTTGAGCGCCTCAAGCGTCTCTGACACTACATCGCTATCCATTCTTGGCTTGTAACTTTAGTTCTACGTTCTTGAGCAGGGCGTCGAACATGGTCATACCAAGTTTCTCTGGGTTATCTGGGTCGCCACCGATCTGTACCTTGTCACCGTACTTGCGGGGCTTGAGCTTCATAGCTGTCCACTTACGTGCCTCTATGCGTTGCTTCTGCCAAGCAATGTAGGTAGGGTCTAGGGTAGTGCGCCCCTTTTCGTCGGTGTACTCAGGGGGCATTTCGTCAGCAATAGCGAGGATTTGGTCAGCGTTTGTATCCGCCTGCTCTTCTCGTGCGCGCACGTACATCTCTGAAAACTCTTCGTGCCTCAACAACCACACGTACACAGTCGACTGCACAGGCATGTGATCATCGTTCGTTATCTGTACTAAAGACTCTCCGTTACTTAGTCTTTCACATATGACTCTAGCTGTCTCTATGTTGTATGAGGAGGGTTTACCTACTTTTTTCTTTTCCTTTGTTGGCGGCTCAACTGTAAGTTGCGCGAAAGCTTCTACAAAGGGTGTTAGGTTCTCTACTGTTTTTGTCTTAGTCTTAGCCATGGTCAACAATTCTTTCAGTTGATAGTTGGCATATTTTAATCTGAACTTTCAATTTCTTTCAAGCGCTCAGAGAGTATCCTGAGTTCCTCCTCCATGTTGGTGAGGAGGGTTTGTAAGGACTTGATAGCAGTAACCGCTAGCTCTGGGTTCCTCCTAATGTATTCAGGACTCCATATTTCCTCAGTCATGTGTTTTTATCCTTTAATTTGGCTTCTGCCCATTCAACAGCAAGTTCCCAAACTACTGCATCATTTGATGAGGTTGGCTTACTTGCTTCAATCTCTTCTTCTGTCAACCCAACCCAAGGTTTCTTGTAGTCTTGGATGTCATCGTCCTCTTCCACTCTGCGGTGTGGCACTGATATGCCGATTGGTCTAGTCATGCTTGTCCCCTTGCACGAACTCGGTCAGCCAAATATTGCTCATCACATTCTTTTTCAAGCCACACAGCAATCGCCTCACGCTCATGCTCTGCTACCAGTTTGGCAAAGGCTTCAACTTGCTTCATGGAATCTTCACTTATGTATTTCAAGTAATCCATTCCAACCTGTCTAGCCATCTCAATGATTTCATCTTGTGTCATGTGTTCTTCTCCTTTGCGGTTTGCATCAAAACTTTTAACTGTTCTTTGTTGATCTTGTACCAAGGTCTATGTCCACCAGCTTTGTACCCAGCAGAATAGATTGTTTTAATTTGTTCTTTAAATTCTTCATTCCTAAAAATGTTGTCTTCCTCTTCCCACCACATCTCAAAGTCGTTATCAAGGTTCACCGCTTCATGCCTCGCACGTAGGCGGCGAAGCTCGCAGGCGTGTCCCCAACCATCTTCTCAATCTCCAGCGCCACTTCCTCAAGCACTGTGTTGCGGTCAGGGATAGACCTCAAGTTCTCCACCAGATCACGCACCAAGTTCTGTGATCCGTCGGTCACCCCAGTTGATATTGCCATCTGGTCTTCCTTGTAACCCATGGCTTACTCCTTGGTGTTAGTTAACTTTTTGCCATCTTGAACTGGGTAAGCGGTGTTTTTGCCCTTCAAATGTGAGATCAGGTCACCTAAGAACATGTGGTGGTGCTTGGCATACCTCTCAATCTCGTGGACGATGAAGTCGCACCCAGACTCGAAGCCTCGGATGTAGTCTTTGTTGAGGTATGCATCCATCATGGTCTCCAGACGGTAAGGTCAAAGATCAACGCAAGGGTTGCGAACGCCATTAAAACGCACCAGCAAATTTGAAACTCAGTTAGTTCTTCTGTTTTCATATTTCCTCCACAGTTATGCGGTACTGCTTGCCAAA